AGTGAATTTAGCAAAGAGGATTACTTAAATGGGGATCCTCATGTTACCTATAACGATATAGAAGTTCAAGCAGCTCACAGCACTACGTTTGGGTCTATGGGTTGGATTCACCAAGACCTACGCAATACTGCAGACTTCTGGTGGGCTGATGATGCGTCGTTGTCTCAGCTTGCCGCAGACAGAGGTATTAAAAAAGCATTCTACGGTTCATCTAGAGTGTTGGATATCTCTGATGATAGTGAGTATGATGTAAAAACCATCTTTACAACAGATGGTGACGGTATAGGTAGTAATCCCAACTTTAAGTCCGAGGACGGAGCTCACGACGATGATGGTAACAGTAAAGGAGCAAAAAGAGCTAGAAAAGCTAGGAAGGGTAGGGACATGACCCAACCTGCTAATGACCCTAACCTCAAGAAGCCTGAGAGAGCAGCAGCTGTATTGGCTAAGATGTCTAGGGTCAGATACTGGAGAACATCAACTCTTATTGGGACTACGTATCTATCTCCGTCAGCTACCATTAACGGTATATTCAACATCAAGGGTGGTGATGGCATACCTTACAACACTCCTAACTATTGGTGGGGAGATGAATTTGCAGATAACAGGTTTACTCTAGCTATAGATGCAGGTAGTAAGATACTGCTGCATGGTAAGGAAGATCACTTAGTTAAAGATTCTAGTTCTTTCAAAGGAGCTAAGTTCTTGTTCAACAGATCAGGAGAAACATCCTACGCATTTGGACTAGTTAGTGGACTACCTGCACTTAAAGGACATGCTCCTGCATATCAATACAATGAAGTAACTTGGAATAATCGTGTGGGACCAGTACGATGGGGAGAGTCATTCAACTATCTGTACCCAGATGCTGCACAAGGTGGAGTTCCTTTGACATGGCAGGTATGGGGCACTTCACCTGCAGTAGATAGTTTTAATCAAGACAATGATGAATTCAAAGATCCTAAGGATTACCAAGGATTGAACTTCATCATGAAGCCTACTAATCAGTTCTACGGTCTTCCTATGGCTTGGCTTGTGAATGTGTGTGCTACTCGTACTGATGTCTTTAACCCGTTCCATGCTCAGCAATTAGTATGGACAGGGCACTTCCAACCTATTAGAGCTGTAGACCTTGATGAAGGTACAGGTGGTAATGGGGTTGGGGATAGAGTCAACTATTACTTAGGAGCAGAGTCACCTGATATATATGGGGGAGATACCTACATTACTAAGTACTCATTCAGAACTACATCTCAGAGCTACGGACATGCTTACTTCAGAGGTGCATCTCAGCAAGGTGATGGTGGAGCGGATTCGTTGCTACTAAGTCCATATGAGAACAGTCAAGACTATGTAGACTATCTCAATATCAGAGCTTTATCAGCAAATGCTATCCGTAATCTGCTTAAACCTCAGGCAGATATACCGTCAGGGCTAGACTACAGTAATACTAATATGGCCTCTGCTCTGAGGTTTGGAGCTACAGATGGGAGTGCTGTATGGAACTGGGTAACTGGTGTAGCTAGTGGCCTTGTTAATAGCAGTACTCCTACTGGTTATGACATTGCTAAGCAGACTATAGGTATCCTAAAAGACTCCACAAACTGGGTAAAAGGTGATGTCAATCCAGTGTCTACAGTCTACACATTCATGTGTGAGTCTGATGACCTCATAGGATTTAGGCATGTAGATGATGTAGAGAGGGGTGAAACGTCAATGTTCTTTGACTACAACACAGCTAACAATACTGTCTTTGTACCTCCTACTGAAGACTTGACTAAACCTGATAAGTTGTTGTACGAGCCTCACTTCTCTGCACTGCAGATCTTGAAGGTTGCTACACCACTACCTATATACTCTGACCTGACTAAGGTGCAGACATTCCCTAACAGGGTAGTACGTTCTGATGTAGACTCAGGCAGTCTTGCTGATGGGTTTAGGAAGTTTAGAGCACTGGAATTCAAAGACATACCTGCACACAGAGGTGAGATAAAGAACTTGTTTAACCTAAACGGTAACCTGTACATACACACAGACAGGTCATTGTTTGTGACTAAAGGTAAAGAGCAACTATCTATTGATGCTGTTACTGCATTCATTGGTAGTGGTAACATCTTTACCCAAGACCCTGATGAGGTTATGCAAGCTGATGCAGGACATGCAGGTACTAGCTCAAGACATGCACATGTAACTACAGCGTATGGTCACTTCTATGTAAACTATAGAGACAAGAAAGTCTACAACGTTAGTGGGCAAGGCATTCAGGATATTACTAACGGCATGGAGACATGGCTGAGAGAGAATATGCCATTTGCTATAGAGCAGTTTGGGATAAACCTTGACAGTGTTGACGCAGCAGCTAATGGCTTTTACACTGATGCTACCACAGAGCTTACTGTCCCTATTGGATTTACTCTTGGCTATGATCCACTGTTTAAGCGTGTGCTGATTACTAAACATGAACCAGTTCCTACAGAAGCATTCTTTGAGGCATTCTACAGTGGTCAGATTGTAATCGTAAACAACATACCTACCATCATAAATATTCCAGGAGAACCTTGTAATGAAGGTGATGAAATATCTGTACCTGGAGAGCGTGTAAACTTTAAAGCTGCAGGTACTGTATTCTGCGGACCTATAGGATTTGGTAACCCCACTTACTTTAGACAAGAGGGGTGGACAGTATCATACTACCCTGAGATGAAGGTATGGGGTAGCAGACACAGCTACAGACCTAGACTGTACACTAACACCTCTGAGTTCCTGATCAGCTTTGCTGAAGACAGAAGCTGGGAGCATACTAATAAGAATAACCCTGGTAGATTCTACGGAGATATATACAACTTCGAAGTAGAGTTCATAGACAATACAGGAGCTGGAGAGTCTAAGCTGTTCTCTAACCTGTTCTACTGGGCTGAGTCCTTCCTTCCTGACCAGAATAGCATATCGGAATCATTCCGCATATCTAATCCTGTATTCGATGAGTTTTATGCATACAATAGTACTCAGATTACAGGTGTTCCTAGGACAATCAACTACTTAAACAATGCTAGGCTGGTAGATAGAATGTGGTACATCAACGACATTAGAGATCTATCAGTGCAGCAACAGCTTAACGACGGTGAGTTAATCACTGGTACTGAAAACGTTGCAGGAAACATAACAACTTCAGTTACAGTACACCCTCAAGCTACTACCATGTTCACAGAGGAAGGCATAGTAAACAACAACTATGTTAATGAGAATAAAGAGTGGTATAACAGAAGAAAGATGATTGACCACTATATGGGGGTCAGACTTATAAAGGATAATACTAACAGAAATTTAGTACATTTGTATGCGGCTGGTACTAAGTTCCGTAAATCATTTAGATAATGGCTAACAAAAAAGATGGATTTCTTCAAAAGGCTAAACGCCAGATGAAGAAGAAAGGAACCATAGGCGCATTCACAGATTACTGTGGGGGTAAAGTTACAGATCAATGCATAGAACGTGCAATGAATAGTAACAATGATACTCTAAGACGTAGAGCGCAGTTCGCTAAGAACATGCGCAACATGAAGACTGGGGGAGAAGTTGAGCAAGAGACTGCTAAGAAACTCCCAGGAGGTGTTATGCAGCCTATTGGGTATGGTGCATTTAAGTTCCATGGCAATAAGCACGACGAGGCTGGTATGGGCTCTGACAGTGGTATCATACTTGAAGAAGGTGGTAAGAAGAAGCCAGGCCTTGAGGTAGAAGATGGTGAGTTGCAGGTTGATGTAGACACCACAGAAGGTGAAAAGGAATACATAGTATCTGACCACATCAAAAACCCTGCTACAGGTAACACTTTAGCTGAAGACCTTGAGAGAGAACTCAAGAGAGCTAAGAACAACCAAGAAGCAGCTAAGATTACTGCACGCTACGTAAGACTCAACGAGAAGCTACGTGGTGAAGAAGGTGAACCTGAGAAGATTAGAGCTGAAGAAGGAACACCTGTAGAGTACCAAGAAGGGACTGGTGATGTTATGCCTATGGATGCAGACGATCCTAACTTTGAGCTTAATGAGCAAGGTGCGCAAGCTAGAGAGTTTATTGAGGGACAGTCTGAAACTGAGCTTGGGACGTTTGAGAAAGAAGGGGAGAAGGTTGGTACAGCTGAAGTGGCAGCTCTTAAAGAGAACAATCGTTGGTTTGATTGGGAGAACTTTGACCCTGCAAACGATGCAGATGTAAAGAGATTCCAAGAAGCATATAATGAGAAAGCTCCTGAAGGTCAGAAGATTAAAGTAGATGGTAAGCTTGGGGCGCAGACTGCTAGTGCTTACGTACCATACGAACAGAAGCCTGAGGAAAAGCCGCAAGAACCTCTCAGTATGCCTGAGCAGGGGATGGAGGAAGAAGAGGTAGAAGATGAAGGCCCTCGTGACACTCCTGCGGAAGAAGCACCAGTAGAAGAAGCAGCGCCAGAAGGAGACCCTGCTAAGTTTAGACCTAGGATGACAGGTACTACGCTCCAAGCATTAGGACCTCTTGCTGCACTCAATAAAGACTTTACTGCTAAGTCAATGGCTCCTGCTTATGCGAAAGAGATTCGTATGGGTAGAGTAAACCTAGACCCAGAACGCGCAGCTGCAGCACAACAGACTCAAGCAGGATCTGCAGGAATTAGCTCAGGACTTGCAGGCCCAGCAGCACTTGCTATGCAACAAAAGAACTTAGCTGCAGGCCAGCAGTCTCAACGTGGTATTACTGACCAAGAGAACAGAGCTAATATCCAAATAGCTGGTCAGGAGAAGGGAACTAACGTAGGTATACGTAGAAGTAACCAGCAAGCTTCTATGGCAGCAGGTCAGTTTAACGTAGGTCAGCAGAACAGAGCTCAAGCAATGAATGTCCAGAAGGATATTAATGCTATGAATCAGCTTGGTAAGATTGGTACTCAGACTGTTAAAGACTATAACCAGCAGTATGCTAACTTTGGGAGTGACATGATGGAGTACGGTGCACCTGCTGCTGACTACTATGCTAATGTATACAAAGGCAATACTCCGTTTGGGATGGGCTCTAGAGATATAAAGGTTGTCAACGACCAAGCTTCTAAAGTTGAAGAGGCTTTCAAGCCTAAGGAGGAAGAAGCTAGGAAAGGCAGATACATCAAGAAGTCTAATAAGGTTAGACGTAAAAAGCGTAGAAAATGAGAAAGAAAGCTCAGTTTGGTCAAGTCATTAGCGGGTATGTAGATCCTACCCCTGAAGGCTTGAACAAGGCGTATCAGCGCCATATGGATAATTTGATAAACAACGAGTCTCTGCGCAGGCAAGCTGCTTCATTGAAAGCAGCACCTTTTGAAGGTGACCAGAAAATGCGTAGAGATCTTTTATCTTCTACAGATAGTGCTCTTAATGCTGTAGCCCAGGAAGCATCAAAGAATAGCTTCGGCAATCTTTCCAACTTTACTAACTCTGTTCTGAGGGCTGGTACATTGTATCAAAAAGGTGCAGCTCCTTTAACTGAAAATCTTAAAAGGTACCAGACGTACCAGCAGCAACTGTCTGACTCCCTGGAGAAAGGGGATATAGATGCAGATGATTACAATATAAACTTAGGCTTGTCTACATCTACCTATAAAGGTTTAGAAGTTAATGAAGAGGGCGACGCTAATAACTACTTTCAAGGTGTGAAGGCTTGGCAAGATCCTAAGTTGTTGGACATGATTAATAAAGCTATGACCAATATCTCAGTAGATGGTAACCTAGTAGTGCAGGATATCATAGGCTTTAATAATGGTATGTACGATGTACGTACTACTCAGGGTATAAAGCAAATACACCCAGACAAGGTAAATGCAGCACTAAACGGAGTATTTAATGACCCTAGAGTGCAAGGCTACTACGGCAGAAAAGCTCAAGGAATGACCTTAGGCAAAGAAGACTCAGAAATTGTAGCTGCACTTAATAAGGAAATAGATCAATTGAAAGAGGCTGAGAATCCTGATTTAGAAGCTATTGGTAAAATTCAACAAGCTATAGATTCTGGTAACTCTGAGACTATGAGACGTAAGCTGGAGTTCGATGCAAAGAACTCAATGCTAGATACATACAGACAAGCTGCAGTTACTGGTAAGCAGCAGATGGATACAGTAAATAAGAGAACTGTAAAGTACAATCCTATATATCTAGAAGGAGTTAAAGCTCAAATGGAAGCTTCTGCTTCTGGCTCTTCTGCAACAGGTCTTGTGTTCACAGACAACGCTATTCATTATCAGACTCCGGGGGGAGGAACAGCTGAAGGAACAGACAAAGAGATAAAAGCAGTAGAAAAACAAGTAGTTTCTTTAACGCAGGAAATAGCTGAAGGTAAAGAAAGTGGACTGCCTCCAGAAGAACTTAGATATATGGAAGAGCAGAAAGACGATCTTGAAAGAGACTTGGTAGCTAAGAACAACATATTTAAATATGTATACGGACTCGATAGAGATCAAGCTAAGAATGATCCTGAGTATAAAGACTTGGAGAATAGAGTGAGGAATAACCCTTTACATAGTTCAAGCGGAGGATTGTTTAGTGCTATTAAATTAGGAGCAGCTTACGCTATGGAAGGTGTATCCCCAGGTATGGCTTATAGTCAGTACCAAGATTATAATGACGCAAAACAAGATCTTAGAGACTACATGGTAAACAATGCTCCTGTGAAGGAAGACCCTAGAGGAGAAACAGGTTCGATGGCTCTAGAGTATGTACCACTAAGTTCATTTGGTATGAAGCCTGCAGTAGCTAAAGCTATGGAACAAGGCGTTAAAGACTACTTCAATAACGGAGGATTGAAATCTAACCAGTTTGTAATAGACCCTAATTCTGGTGAGACCGTAACCTTAGATGATTTTGGAGTTAGACCTGAGGATGTGCAAATAGAAAATATTCTAGTTAATAGATCTCTGCCTATGCATGGTATTCCTAGTCATATGAAGGTTAACTACAATAATCCAGATGATGATAGTAAAGGTGAGCTCTTGATACCTCTTACTCAGAGTAGTGGTCTTCAAATACCTAGCGTGCAGGATTACTTTAATACCCCGGCAATGAAGTTGATTCAGGAACTCAGTGGTTACTCTGACATACTTCAAGGCAGAGGGGCAGGTGTTATGGAACTTGACTGGGCTGGTTCCATTGGAAAAGATCCTACTAAACCATTCTATGGTACCTTAGATTTTAACTTGGATGATCAGACTGTTATTGTCTATGATTCTGAAGGTAAGTCAATGACAGGTACCCAGTCTTTGCAGAATCCCATATTCACTGGGGCTGTAAACAATAATCTTATCCAACTGAGGTAATATGGATGACAATAAAAATCAAGCAATTGATCCGTTCACTGCTTTACCTATCGAGAAAGGTGAAAAACCTTTAGATCCATTTACAGGAAAGGTTGCTACTTCGTACAGGAAGAACAATGTAGTAGAGCTTCCCGTTCAAATGCAGCTCGATGGGAGTAGGCAATCTTACTTAGACTATAATGTTAACCTTCGACCTGGAGTTGATATTAACGAGATACGTGCACAGAACCAACCAAAATCTGAGCAGTGGGNGCGGGGAATAGGTAAGGGCTTAGGAATAATGGGAGCTACAGCTGTAGAAGGAGTTGTAGGTCTTGTTAATGGTATTGGGGAATCTATATATAGTGGTGACATTGATCGTATTTGGAACAACACCACGGGTAAATACGTAGACGAGTTTAATGATTGGATGGAGCACACTCTTCCAATCTACAAAACCAAAGCAGAGCAAGAAGCTATAGGTTTTGAGAATTTAAATTATGCTACGTTCTGGTCACAAGACTTTGTGAACGGATTGGGTTATGCTGCAGGTTCTTTAGTCGGAGGTGGTGCTGCTATAAAAAGTTTAAAACTTGCTTCAAAAGCATTGAGGTATGGAGCTAAAGGTCTCTTTGGGGCGGACAAGATGTCCGATGTCCACAAGGTCATGAAAGCTGTGCAGAGGGGAGAGGACGTAACGACTACGGTATCCAACATAGCTAAGAAAAACTATGTACAAAATGCTGCTGAGAGATTTGCTGTTGGAGCAGCAATGGCTCACTCTGAGGCTGCTGTAGAAGCTAGGGATATCTTAAAGTCTTCAGAGCAAATTGCTTTGAGCACTATGGCAGAGGAGAAAGGTGTATCTATATCTGAGCTTAGCAGGTCTGACAGAAGAGAGGCAAGAGATATAGCAAGTAGAGTATCCAATGTAGGCTACTTATTTAACACAGCTCTTGTAGGAACAACTAACTGGATTCAGTTTGGTAGAGCTCTAGCTCCAGGATTTAGGAGTATGAGGCCTAACATGCGTGGGATAACTAAGTCTGGGGGTAAATATGCTGAGCAAAGTTTCATGCGTAGAGCAGCTGGAAACATAGCTAGAAGACCTGTAAAAGGTTTATTTACTGAGTCGTTTGAGGAAGGTTCACAGTTCCTGATAGCCCAGGCTGCTGAAGACTTAGCTGCATCACAAAGTCCAACTGGACCTATATCAGGACCACAGGATTGGTCTGAGGCTTTAGTAGGAGCGTGGTCTGACCTTGATACAAAAGAAGGATTAGATTCTTTACTTCTCGGTGGATTGATTGGTGCTTTTACTGGGGGTGGTAGAGCTGTTATGGACTATGCAAATAAGGAGACTAGGGAGAAAGAAAGAGGGAGAAGAGCAATGGCTATAAACGCCTTGAACTCTCCACAGTTTTATAACCTTGGTGTCAGAGCTAAGGCTGTTGCAGAACATGAGTCATACTATAATGCTATGAATGCTGCTCTTGAAAGAGGAGATCATAAGACACATAGAGACATGGCTTTCCAGTTGATGGCTAACGAAGTCATAATGCATGATAACCTGGGTACTCTTAAGTACTACAGAAACCAGCTCGAAGACGCTGGTAACATGTCTAAAGAAGAGTTTGCAAAAGCATTTGGTATAGACCCTAGTATTGATTTTAATCCTAAAGAAATAATCAATAGGATTGATGGGAAAATTGATGAGTTCCTAGAGCTTAAAAAGAAGATTGATATTGCTGTACCAGGTAAGCCTACCAACTCTACTATAGGAGATTGGGTAAGAGGAGCTAATACTGAGGAAGCGAAGAGGCAGAGAGCTGATGAGGAAGAGTACCGCAACTTGCTGTATGATTACTCTTGGAAAGAGTCAGATATTAGTAATCGTATACAAAGCTTGGTTGACAATCTCAACTCTGCTACAAGAGGAGAAGCTGTAACTGAAGAAGTTCTTGAAGGACCTCTTACAAAAGAAGAAGTAGAGGAGACAGGTAAACCTATTACAGAATCTGCAGAGCTACTTGGTAAAAAGCCATATGTCTCTATGACAGACAAAGCTCAGAAAAAGCTTCAGGATGCAGTAGATAGAATACAAGACCCTTTGCTGCGTCAGGAAATGCAGCGACAGAAAGATGACTTAGTTAAGTTAAGCGCTAATAAAGCTCGTGCTGTATTTGCACTTGAGCAACTTATGAGTAGCCCTGAAACTAGGGTAGCATTTATAGAAAGAAAGCGTGCGGCTGAGAAGCAGGCTATGATGGAGCAGTCTAAAGCGAAAGTTGAGGACATTATAAAATCTACAATCACCGAGGCTCAAATGGCGTCATTTGCTGAGAGTGAGCAGTTTAAAGATTTGCCGCCTGAGTACCAAAGTAAAATAAGAGAGGAGCAAACTAGACGTAGGGGACACGAGTATGCACTACAGCAGGATCATAAAGAGAAAACTTTAAAAGAGTTAGAGCAAAGATTGGAGCTTATCTCTACTCTGGAAAACAAAAGTCAGGCTCAAGAAGTAGAAGCTCTAATACTAAAGAGCTCTATTGAAGATCGTAAAAAGAATCCTCACAAAGAGCCCGCTCCAAAACCTGAACCAAAGCCTGAGCCTTCCCCTAAGGAGAAGCCGGAGAAAAAAACTAATAAGCAAAAACAGAAGACGCAAGCAGATAAACATACTAAGAGATTCAGAGATGCTACAGACCCAATAAAGAAACTTACTGCTGCGTATAGATTGCTTAATCACTTCAACCTATCTCAGGAAAAGGGTCTAGATTCTATGCTAGACCCTGATGTTCTGCTTGAAGTCAATGACACTATCGAAGAGCTTAAGAAAGAAGGGTATGAGATAATTGAGCATAAGGGGAAGAAATATGATGGTGGTATGAACCCCGAGGTGCGCGACTACATTGAAGATGAAACGCTTGGGGAAGGAAAAGAGATAATAGACTTTGTCTTTGAGCCTGAGATACGTAAAGATGAAAAGCTCGTAAAAGAAGCTATAATTAGAGTTAGAAAGGGTGTATCTAAAGTTGCTAAGGGGGATGGTAGTACTAAAGTTGTACCTGATGCTGAAGAGGGAAAGCCTGCTGTTGTAGAGCTTTTAGGTGGGGAGTTTGAAAACGATAAGGGTAAAGTCATCTATGATGAAGCTGGAAATCTAGTTCCAGGCCACGACGCTTCTAAGCCTTTTGAAGTAAACAGGAGTTTCGTTAAGACACCTGAAGGTGTTGAAGCTTTGCGTGAGAAAGGTGTAGAGTTTAAGATGTCAGAAGAGTATGACTTCCTAAACAGAGATGGGTCAAAGAATGGGAAGAAAGGTAAAGCTATACTAGTATATGCTGCTGGTACAGATATCATATTAGGTACTCTGCCTGACCCTAAGAGGAACACTACAAGTGCAACTATTGCTAAGCTTCTAGAAACTCAAGAGTCTGTTCCAGGTAAGGTAGAAACATTAAGGTTTGGAGGTGCAGGTAATCTTATACAGGGTGCAGAGATTGTACCTGCTGCTGATGTAATTAATCTTGAGACTGACTCTGTTGCATCTATAGGAATCGTAAAAGACCAGAACGTAATCTTTGGGCAGCCTCTACAGGGTAGAGAGTTTGGGGATCTTCAGACTCGTAGGATTAACCAGAGATTTTTAAATGGTCAGGTAGTAATGGCTATCCAATACCCTAACGGCCAGTTCGGATCTATTCCGTTCAGTACGTTAGATGTTGGTCAGGAGGGTTTAGACCTACTTAAAAAAGAATTAGAGAAAGGTGTAGATGGTTATACTCTAGAGAACTTAAGAATCAAGATGGGTATAGCTAGGGAGCTTATACCTGGAGTTACTAAGTTAACCATACTACCCTCTGAGAGTAACGGATTGCTTTTCCGCTTCTTTGTAGGGGAGCATGCTGTTCAGATGACTGATGACAACGTTCTTAAGATGTTGAGGATAGGTCCATTTGAATTTGAAATAGGTAAGATTGTAGAAGAACACGGTGTAGACAATCGTATAAACTACAAATACGTCAGCGACCCTAACGTATCTAGGGCTTCGGCTTTAGAAGTAGAGTCAGCTCTTGTAGGAGGTGGTGAGTTTAGCAACATTGTAAGAGGCTCTAAGCGTCAGGTAGACGAAGACCTTCTTAATACAAACCCTAAAAACTTCACAGGCTCTCGTGGTGTCACACACAAGGATTACTACACTTACCTAATGAACGAGGTGTTGCGTACAGACACCAGATTCGTTGATGGTCTTCCTACTTTTGATGTAGGTATTGAAATGTCCATAGATGCTCAAGTAACTGCAGACCAAGCAGTTGAACAAACTGAGCTGAAAAAACAGTCAGGCCCAAAAAGAACCACAGCTCCAACAGGCGGGGCTGGAAAGTTAAAGCCTAAGAAAGGTAGAAGATCTAGACGAGGTGATGCATCTAAAGTAACTCCACCTAAACCTGAAGCACCTAAGAGTAGTGAGACTGAGACTGAGATTACTTACAAGAACAATGTATATGTAGTTACGTTCGAGGGTCTTGGTGGTAAGAACAATATCGTCAATAAGAAAACAGGTAAAGAAATACTTACTACAAGTTCTGTAGGTAAGAATGTTATGGACCTGTGGCAGACGGTAGAAGATAACAAACAACGTGGGACTGATGATGACTCCTACACTACAAGTGAGGTACCGTTCAGGCTTGAAGAGGATAGGCTGGCACAGGATGTACTGCTTGATTTGTTGGAGAGGTACGGCTTTGAAATCAATACAGCAGACAATCTTCTAATCAACCTTGCTGCTAAGAAGATAGATCTTAATACTATGGACAACTCGCAAGTAGCTGAGGCACTTGCAACTCCATTGTCTCGTATGATTATGGAGAGTAAGGATAGTGATCAGTTGCGTAAAGCAATCAGGAACAGTATTAGGTTCCCGCTACAAGCAGAGAAAGCAAGGGATGAGGTCCAAGCTGAGCGAGATAAGATTAAGAAAGATAAGATTGCTAATAATGAGAGATTCAAAGAGTCTAGCTTTGATAAGCAAACCCGAGAACAGAAACAAAAAGCAGAAGATAGAGTAGTAGATTCAATACTTGTAGATCTCCTTAAGGAAGGATTTGATAAGAAGCTGGCTGAAGAAACAGGTATAAATAGAAGCCTGTACAAAAGAGTAAAGTCTTTCATTGATGGCATCATTGACTATTTGCGTGGTGCTCTGTCACCATCAGTTAAGAAAGACTTGGAGCTAATAAACGAAAAGGTTCAACTTGTCGTAGAGAATAGCTTTATGCCTGGTGAGTTTATAAAGCTTCAGAAGAAACCAGGATTTAAGAAGGTAAATTTCCAAGAAGCATTTAATGGAGATCAAGCTGCTCACGTGATACAGACAGAGCTAAGTAAGAACCCTAACTTNATATTGACTGGATCTATTGCTTTTGCTGCTCAAGGATCTACTTATCGTTCTGGGGATAACATTGTACATGATTTGGACTATGTTGTTCTTGAGGATGGGGAAGAGGCAGGACAGTACTTGATGGATAAATTTCCTGCAGCTGAAAAGGTATATGGTCCATTCAATCCTGGAGGGGCAGAGATAACTACATACCTCGTACCTCCTGGTATGTACAAAATAGCCAACATGCAGAGGATGAAAGATATCCCTGCTGACAACGTACCTCTGCACAAAACATGGGCTAGAAAAACACAAGGGAGAGGTTCTGGTAAAGTTGTGTACTACGAGCTTCATCATATAGAAACTGATGAAGTAGTAGGAACATTTTACTTAGATGTAGAACTTGATCCAAATGGTAACATAGTATCAGAAGTTGAGATAAAAGAGGGAATAACGGGTATGTTTATAGACCTGTTTGCTAACTCTAAGCAGGGACTTGACTATATCAAAGAACCTTTTACAGGGTCTGACGGACTTACTAGAGATGTCAAGCTTAGTAGGTTTGACGTCCCATTTGGATCTAAGCTCCTTATGGGAAGGAACAAAGATATCTGGGACTACAACAGGTTTGTTCCTAAGGAAAGAGTAGGAGTACGCAGACCTCGTAAAACTATTGATCCTGCCAAAGCTAAGAGCTGGGTAGAGAAAAGATTTGGAGAGGGTTCTGCGGTAATATTTGATACTGTACAGAAGGTTGACANTGCTGTAGTTCATGGTTACATGGAGAACGCAGCTGTACATCTATGGTCAAACGCTGAGCTTGGTACTGAGTACCATGAAGGGTTCCACTTGTTCTTCCGTACTATGCTTAGTGATAAGCAAAGACAGCAGTTGTATGATGAGATGCTGAAGAAGTATGGGGAGCCTTCAGTAAAAGCTATAGCTAGAGCACGTAGAGGTAAACCAAACTTGTCAGATGCTGAAGCTAGATTCCTTGCACTTGAGGAGAAGATGGCTGAAGATTTCCGCTTAGCGCAGATTAATAAGCAAGTACCTAAGACACTGGGACAAAGAATATCTAAGTTCTTTAAGGATCTTATGTATTACATAAAAGCTATTGTAACAGATAGGGTTGGGGTACAGCAGGCATACCATATGCTTTCAGAGAATCGTATCCCAACTAAGTTCTCTCGAACTGCGCAGAGTTTCTCTCCGGGCAGAGCATTTATGATGCGCAACTATGCTTTGGATCCTGATACTCATAAAGAACTTGTAGACATTGCTACTTACTTGATTCGTGAAGCTATCAGCAATAATCAGTTTGATGTAGAAGCTGCTCTAGGCACAAAGCAAACGCAAGATGTAATAGGTGGGGAGTCTGCAGTTAAAAACTGGTTCTTGAGAAACTCCTACCATGTAGCAGATTCATCAGGACTTGGTATCGGGAGGCCTCTTAATAATGAGGAGTTCAAGAAACTAAAGCAAGCCTATGACTCTGAGAACGAAGAAGATCTAGATGCTATCGAAGAAGAGTTGAACCTAAATGCCTGGGCTCCTACTACTGATTCTAATGGTAATGATATACCGTTAGGTATGCAGGGCTTTGATACAACTACACTTGACGATGAAGAATCTTTTTCTTCCTTTACTAGTGAGGAAATAATAAGCAGAGCTGAAGACAATGCTGAGCAGTTCCGTATGGTATACGACTACTGGCATGATGAGTTTAATGAGCTTGGGGGTAGATCCATTACTGGATTCCGTTCTGATATTGTAGATGGTCTTAAGGCTACTGGAATTACTATTAAAGATGAGCAACTAGTAGAAGAAGATGATGAGGGTGCTGACAAGATCTACACGAAGACTAACTTCCAAGTAGACCCAGCATCTAAACTTGGAAAAGACTTCAAGGTATTGCTGTCTACAATACCTGTAGAAAACCCAGAACAAAGCAGGTTCGGGTTCCGCAGGTACATATCCTGGAAAGACGTTTATAATGAAATGTCTGGCACAGTAGCCAATGCAAATAGTTTCGTAGAGATGGTTGAAATGCTCGATAAAAGGGGCAACGACCTAAGTACTATGAAGCATGTTTCTAACTGGGTATCAAACCTGCCTGCACCTAAGCAAGCTTTGCTTTATGCTATGTTGTCTCAGAGTATGACTGAGCATAGACTTGTTTCGCTTGAGCAAAATGAGGAAGCAATGGCTGGTGGTGCTGCTCCTGCAGCTTTGGTGAAGATCATAAACTCTAGTGTCAGTAGTAATCAGAGATACTTCCGCGAGCTTTGGAGAGATAAGTCTACATCTATAGACGGAATATACAAAGTCAACGTATCTACTGATGGTACTAGGACTACACTTGATACGCAGATAGATCAGAATGTAGCTGCTAGGCTTCAGCAGTATCTAGCTGAGTATGATAATGTTGGATCTACAATACCTCGTAAGCATGAGCTGGTAGCTATGATGATGATGGAGATGGGACTTACTATAGCTCCTAGCACAAAAGAAGCTATATTGAGACTCAGGGATTATTTGTCTACTTCAGGTATTTCTGTAGATGAGTTCTTCTCTAACCAGACTCAGCACACTAATCTTAGGCAAATCATCAGTACTCAGATGATGCCAGGCAAGAGTAATTACTCCAACGTATTTAATACTGAGGGTAAGACTATGGATTACGTTGCTGCTGAGATAATGAGTCGATACGAGTCACCAAAACTCAGCTCATTTTACACAGCATTCGGTGATCTTAGATATCCTCTTAACCTAACTACTGACTTCCACCTCACACAAAGAGCTATAAAAAAGGGGGAGTATGCAGAGCTTATGACTAATGCTGTTGGTCATAATGTAGGAGATGTTGGTACCATCGCATATATGCTGGCAGACAATCCTCAGTTCCAAGAGCAGTTTGAGATTGTAGACATTGAATCAATCAAGTACTCTTATATGGGTGAAGACCGTATCAAAGAGTATAGTGATATGAATTACTTGGAGTCACTTGCTATTGACCTTGCTATGTTCAACAGGAACATGGACACTCGTATGATAGCTGTTGATACTCAAGCAGATAGAGCAAAGCTGTCTTATACTATTATGCCTAACATGAGGTCTGAAAAGTCNAGGCAAATGTTTGGTGTCACTGAGTTTGGGAATGACTATGTACAAAGTGTAGCTAGACGCGCCTACCTGATGGACTTGCATAGAATGTTTGTGAGTCACGGACACGGTGAAGTAGATAATAGGATTTTAAGGTACCATGACGGAGGTTCTTTGAATTTCCAACTTGGGGGTAATCTAGAAGCTGATACTTTGTTTACTTCTAACTACAACGTGATGCGTGATGCATTCGAAGCTGTAGAGAATGGGACTGAGGAGAGTGAACTACTAAGAAAGTTCTTGGATAAAGAAGTACAAGCTTTTACTGCTAGGCTAGAAGGTTACACTCAGGATATAATAGACAGGTTTAATGGTAGTGAGAATTTTGCTACTTGGATGCAGCAGTATGTAGAACCTAAGAATGGGTACATGAAAGGGGATGAGATTAACTTCCTCCGTGACTTTGTAGCTATGTCTGTTATAGGTAGGATGGTAAGTAGGGAGTTCTTAAGAAGTGGTATTAACTACACTAAAGATGGTGCTGCATATGTTAAGCGTTCAGGTCACAGTAGCACACCTGGATATCTGCTTGCTCTGCGTGGCACACTAAGTGATCCTGAGTATGGAATGCCTCCTACGTTTAATGAGGTTACTGTTAAAGACCTCATTACTTCTATCAGTCCTACTGAGTTCGATACTCTGAGAAACGCACTGATTAAGCAACTTGTTCCGTCAGATGCTGCTTTTGGGGAGAAGGGAAATACCTACGAGACTCTTAGTGATGAAAGCAGAGAGATAATAGATAGACTCTTATCCCCGTACGGGGCGAACAATGGTACTGATGCTCAGGCATTTATCACCATTGATATGTACCGTTTCATACAGCAAGGTCTAGGCAAGTGGAATACTTTTGAGGAAAAGGCATATGAAAAATACATCTCTCAGCCTAAGGGTCAGAGAGTTTGGACTGGTAAGCCTATTAAGCCAATGAAGCCTTCCTATGACTACAGAAATGTAGTTATGATTAACGGCAGGAAACACCTTGTTCCGATAGTACACAAGAATTCTTATGTAGTAATGACTGATCAACTTGTTGAGGGTATTCCCAACATGATGAATCTGCTTAACTACATGGAAACCAACAATGTACAGGTAGCAAATACAGACAGTGCTAAGAAGCTTGGAAGCTTTATGCCTGTGGACATCACTGACCTTGCTAATGCAAACATTCAAACTTTAGACAGCAGAGGTTTGAAGTTCCCGCAGATACTTCCTTCTAAGAAGAAGCAGGAAATTACCTTCGGTAGACAGCCTCGTAAGAACATGGTAGCTAACATAAAAGCAGACCAGAACTACACAGTAGGTGGAGTAAAAATGAGAGGCAGGACAATGCTGAACTTGTACTTTAAGGCCGTTAGTGGTAGGCTTGTACAAGGACACAACTCTGTTATGTCTAAGCTTGGGCTGGATGCAGTTCAAGCGGCTACAAATAATGCTGAAAGGAAAAGTGCTCTAGCAGAGTCAGTAGTAAAAATTAGGGAGGCTGTAGCTGAGATGAATATGGAGAAGACATTCACTCAGAATTTTATTGACTCCTTAGAAGTTGCAGCAGATGCGGATGGTAACGTAACTAGTTCTTTACCATTCTCATTCCCAACTCTGGGGCCGAAGCTGGAGAATCTTATTATGAGTAAGTTCCGTAATGAGGCATACTTAATGAAGCTCCCTGGACAAGAGATGGTTCAGTTTGCTGAGTTTGGGGCACATGAAGTTGATGGAACTCTTAAGTTCTATGAGGTAGAAGGAGACAAAGTTAAAGGAGCGCAGGTAGACATAGGCTACGATGTACTTAAGCGCATGGGCCTAGATCCTGACGCACCTGTTGAAATTATACAAGAAGGACTTGATGAGCTTCTTGGGTATCGTATACCCCAGCAGTCTAAGGCATCTATGTATGTTCTGAAAATACGTAACGTAATTCAAGGAGAGCACGCAGGAATAATACGAGTGCCTGCAGCTACTACAACATTGATGGGATCTGACTTCGACGTTGACAAACTGTTTGTGATATTCCCAGAACTAGAAGTACTACGTAATGAGAAAGGTGAAGCAGTAAAGGTTCAGAAAGTAAAGCCTGACTATTCCTACTTGATTAGAAACTTGTCTACTGAAGATTTCTCTAAGATTGATCCTAAAGTCCTCAATAATATAGTCTTTGACACTTTCTACGCTGTTGGTTCAGACGTTAAGCACTTGACTGAGACTACTGCTGTGATGGATTTGCCTGAGAGTGTAGATCCTATCAGTCAGGCAATGGTAATGATGGGTAGACCTACTGAGGTATCTGTTGATATTAATAACCCACATGATAGATTGCTAAGTTCAGAGACTGCTATGCTCAGCATTAGGTTACGTGGTATTTATGCAAATGCTATAGCTGGACGTAACGTGTTGGAGACGTTGGTAAACGTGTACGGATTATCTCCTAAAGAGAATTCTGTAATATTTCATAGTGGTAATACTTCTGAAGCTAAGCAGGAGATACTAGTTTCTGAGATAGAGATTGATGGCTTCACTTTTCAAAGTGACCAGATCATGTCTATGTATCTGAGTGCTGCAGTTGACTCCGTCAATAAGCCTATACACTCAATTATTAATGACAACGCTGTAACTGCACCTCTCACTGTATTTATGCTGTCGGTAGGCTATACTCCTCAAGAGGCTATAACCTTCATGAACATACCTGTTGTTAAATCAATAACAGATGGTGCTAGGTCTAACAATATGACAGTAAAGACCTACATGGATACCATGTATGGAGTCATATCATTACCTCTTGACTCGGATATAATTACAAATTCCTCTGATAAGAAAGACACTCCTTCAGGAATTTATCTTCCTGAGGCTGCAGATATGGCGGAAATCGTACGAGCTAGCGACAGAGGAGAAGAGCTTCCAGAAAATTATAATGAAGGAGATTATCTCTTTGCTTTACAGCAAATGGCAGGTAAAGCAGCTAGACTTCAGAACTATCATAGCTTGCTATCTCCTGACAACATAGATCAAAAGGGAACTATACCTCTGCATCAGGAGATGATGGACAAGGGTATGAATCTCAGAGATGACGTGTTTGGAGGTATGGTAGGAGCTGAGGAACTCATAAACAAAGTACTCAACAAAGGAGAGAGGTCCTATGACATTGTCGGAGAGTTCTATGATAGGGGTAATGTGAGTTTAGACATGATGTCTGCTCTTGGATTTGTATCTAACCAGCCTGGTGTAGAGGAATTCAAGAAGAAGATAAAGTCTATGACTAATAAAAAGTATCTCAATGAGATGCAGCATAGAGATATAAATAGGATGATTACTCATCACCTATACACTATGCCTGGCTCTCCGATATTTGACAGTGGGTTACTAGACTTGAGTTTTGTTGAGAGCACCTTCTTTGACGGAGGCTTACAGAACATTGTTCTGGGAATGAGGAATGCAGTAGGAGTAGGGGAGAACATAGTGCTCAATACTCTTATGCCTACTACTGATTTTATAGAAGGTAAAGACTTTACCTACCTAAAGTTCAACATGTCTGCACTGGATGATATTGGGAAGAACCAATTCAGTATGCTGCTTGAGGAGATGATACAGAACCCATCTATGTATGGGTCTGAATATACCAGCATAGTACAGATGTTTACCAAAGCAGTATTGTCTAACTCTGTAATTACTAGTGGATTTACAGCTGGACCTACTTCATACTTCAACCTTATACCGCAGTCTTATTGGAACTCACTTACTAATGTAGAAGGCGAAGACTTCAGGACACACGCTAACAGGCAGGTGAGAGAGCTAAACAGTCAGAATGAGTTGTCTTCTCAGTTTATGGACAGCTTCCTGATGAACTATGCTACACATAACATAGGTAAGTCTACACTATTCTCTAGTACAACTTTGTCTGGTGTTGCTGATAGTGACACACTCCCCTTAAAGAAGAAGTCAGAATTTGTAGTTGTAAAGGATGACCTTACTGGTTCAAGATACTTGTTCCAAAAGTTTGGAGATGGTATTTACAAGAAGATACGTACGAAGGGTAAGCAGTACAGATTCAATGAGACACACTTAAGGGACAGCAATGGTAACCCAACACAAGTATCACTTATTAGAAGTGTGCAGGGTACTACTAGAATACTTCCCCCCAAGCAGTCTAGAGATTTAGATCTAGGTCTTCGTAAAGAAACTGAGGTAGGATACAAGGCTAAGGTCAGAAGACTTAGTGATGCCTTTGCTAAAGCTGGTATAGACATAACAGTCACTGAAGGCTCACTTCCTAAAGGAGTTAAAGGTGAGGTTGTAGGAGATACTATTGTCTTAGATCCTTCTCAAATTACTGAGGATACTACATATCACGAGTTTGGGCACATACTTCTCGATATGCTTCCGGAAGATGAACTCGATAAGTACATACAAGAAATCACTAGGCTACGTCCTGACTTAGTGAAAGCTGTTTCTGGTGCTTATTCTGATCTACAAGGTAGAGCTTTGGGTAAGGAGATACTTACCACAGCTATAGGTATAGAAGGTGCTAAGATTGAAAGGAAGAACCCAAGCAAACTTCGCATGCTGATCAATAGGATCATTCGTGCTATAGGTAAAGTGTTTGGAGTAAGACCTGACCCTGCAGTTGTACTTGCTGAAGAACTGTTTGCTAAGAACATAAGAAAAGAAGGGTTAAGCGGTGTGTACAATGATGCTATGCGTCGATCTGTAGATCTTCAGGACAGGGTCAAGCAAGTATTCACGCAAGTCAATAGCTCACTTAAAAGGCAGAAAGCTAAGCTGCTTGCTCAGAAGGAAACTGAGACTCAGAAGTTAAAGCTTAAGCAGGTACAGGCTCAGCTGAATTCTTTGAATGCTATTAAAGAAAGAGCTGCAATTAATCAAGAAAGCATTGATGACTTCTTGAACTTCCAGCAGTTTGTGCTAAATACTACTTCTAAGATTGAGAACGTTCTGGAAGACCTTCAGGCAACTGAGCACAAAGCCCTAACTAAAGAGGAGATATACACCAGGCTGAGAGTCATAGACAGCTTACGAGAAGACATAGACTCTTTGTTCAGTACTAACACTGAGAACTCTACTATCTTCCAGATGTCTCAGCTTATACAGAATTTGAACTTTGATGAAATTGATTCCTCAGAAGTAAAGCTGATACTAACAGACTTAGACAATGCTTCTAGGAGACTAGCGGATTCTCGCGAAGTGTACTTGGACACTATCATACCTATGATGTCTAAGCTTCTTCTTACTTACGCTGATCCTATTCTAGGAGCTAAAATCCAAAAGCTCAAAGATCATGTGATGCAGACTAAGGACATATCAGGGTATAGACTTTCTTCTACAACTAACAGCACTGAACTCAAGAAGCTTAAAGCAGATTATAGGAATAGTAAGAAAACTACTGAGCCTATGACTAAGGAGGAGTACAAAGCAAAAGCACTTGAGATAAAGCTTAGGGATTTGGATAACAAAGTCCCAGGAAAGAAGCAACTTGATGCCGAGCTTAAAAGAGCTCATGTACAAAAGTCAGGGTATGCAGCGACTATTGATCCTATTGTGTACAGCAATGAAATGAATGTTCAGCTGCTTAGTAATGCACTTCGTTCTGAACTGCAGTCTGCTAATGAAAGCACCGTAGACTATGTGTACGATTTAGAAAAAGTATATGAGCCATTCAGAACACTTATGGGTGGAGATGTCAGTCCCACTAAGCTGAACGAGAAACTTATTACTACTAAAAGAGTTCCTCTCAGGAATGAAGATGGAAATATTTCATCTTACATGAATGTACTTGCTCTTGAAGAACCATTTAAAACTGGAGAGTGGTACAAGGAAAGAAAGCTGGCTCTCGAGGATATGGCTAGAAAAACCAATAGACCAGCTAGAGGGGCAGATAGAATTGAATGGCAGAATTGGTACAAGAGTTTTGATGCTGTTACCTATGACAGCTTGTATTCTGAATGGTATGCAAATAACTCTCAAGGAATACCTAATGCTGAGAAAATATGGAACGGGTGGAATGCGAAATTGAACAATACTCTGCTGGAAATAAACAGGTTAACCGAGGAAGGCAATCCTGAGAACAGAGATGCTATAGCAATACTTGAAGTCGAAGAACAGTCTCTCCAAAGACGTATTAAGAATAGCAGGAAAGAAAGCAGATTAGGTGTAACCTATCTAAATGAGCTGGCTATGCCTAGCAATGGTAGTAATGGTACTAAGGACTATACCAATCCTTTGTACAATGAGATAATGAGCACACCTGAACTTAAAAATTACTATACTTTCTTAAGAGACAAGTATTTCGAAGCTCAAGGGAGAGTTGGAAAGAGTGACCTTTTTGTAAATGCATGGGATGATTACTCTTATGTTCTCCCATCTGTACGTAAAAACTTAGTAGAAGACTTTAAAAGAAAAGACTATAAGGAAAAGGAGTCTTGGATAAGTACAGCTAAGGAGATGTTTACGAAGCCATTTGTTCGTCTTGATACTGACACCGAGTATGGTGTTATGACTGACATTGATGGAGACAGAGTGCGCCACTTGCCTAGATACTTTACTAACCTTGTACCTGCATCAGATGTCAGCACAGACATAGCGCAGTCTATGACTATGTTCGAGCACATGTCTCATCAGTTTGAGGCAAAGTCTAAGATGACTGGTCTTGTTAATGGAATGCTTGCAGCACACGAGGCTAAAGGTGCTATGGCTACTGCAGGAGGTCTTGGTCTTATAGACAAGTTCAAGTCAAACAGATTTGGTAAAGTTGTAGCTAAGGAGAAAGTCAACAGAGAGCTTGAGCATATGCGCAGCTGGATTGATACTGTTTATTATGGAGAACTGAAGGAGAGTGCAGAGTTTGGAGGTGTAGACTTTAACAAAGTTAGCTCCGCTATGCAAAGAGCAACTGCTGCTAACAGCTTGATGCTGAACACTTTGCAGATATTTAACCAGGGGGTTCTTGATAATCTTATGATAGCTACTGAGTCTGCTGCTGGAGAATACTGGGGTCCGAAAGACCACTTGTGGGCTGTAAAGAAGTACATGACTGAAGGAGCTGCACTTGGAGATACAGATATAATTTCTAATAAGTTAGCAGCTCAAACAAAGCTGGCTAAGGTTATGCAGTCAGTTGATGCTATGGTGCATATTGAAGATCAGCTTAGAGAAGTTAAAGGAAGCAAGCTCCGCAAAATCTTTAATGTAAATACAGGATACGCTCCACAAAGAGGGGTAGAGCATCAGACATCAGCAGTTAGGATGTTGGCTCTTATGAAATCTACTGTACCACTTGATAAAAACGGTAACAGGATTGAGATTGATGGGCAGGAAGTAGACAATCTGTACGATGCATTCATAGAGAATGACAAAGGCAGGATGATTCTTGATCCTAGAGTAGCTAACACTGACGTAAGTAAGATTACTGCTAAGCTGAACGGTATATCAAAGAGAACTAACCAAGTCAAAGGTAAGTTTGACAGCTCGATGGCTGACAGGAACTGGTTCTTTAGCATGCTTATGCTGTTCCGTAACTACATACCAGGTAATGTCAGGAAGATATTTGGTCATCCTGAAGGGTATCACGTAGACCATGAGCTTGGGCAGGTTACTAGAGGTATGATTCCAAGTCTTATGTCTGCTGTAGCTAACATGGCAGAGGACGGTATTTCAGACGGATGGGCTACTACCAGTTCAACAGACAAGAAAAACCTTAACAGAATTGCTGTACACCTTCTCTCTTACTTAGGTGCAGGTATGCTGTACGCTAGCCTAGAAGACGATGACGATGATTATGCAAGTGTATTTGTAGCTTACCAGGCTAGAAGACTGCAGACTGAGCTTGCTGGTTTCTTGAATCCGTTTGACTTCTTCAGAATGGTACAGCGTCCTCTGGCTACTTCCAACACAGTTCTTAATTGGTTAGAGCTTGGACAACACTTAGCTATGTCTTCAGCATACGCAACTACTGGAGCATTTGAAGATAGCGTCTTGTACAAAAGACGTCAGGGAAAGTACAAGAAAGGAGACTTGAAGCTGTGGAACAAGTTCAATAAGGTTATCCCAACACTCAATGGATGGCAGACTGCTTTCTGGACAGACGGATCAACTAAGAATGTTGCTCAGAAGATAAAGTGGTTCAACCTTTAAAGAGCCGCGAGTAAAAAAGGGGGGCTACTGCCCCCCTTTCTTATCCTTAGCTACTTGCAGTAGCACTAGATAGCCAATAAGATCTTGGATTGTATCCTCGACATCGTCGTGAATACCCATGTTCTGAATTCTGCTTAGCTTATCATCTATTCGAACTTCGAGTGCCAATATAGCATCAGCTCTAGAGAATAATCTAATCGGATTCAATGCTGAATCTCCGTATGACGTATTCTTTTCTCTCAGTAACACTTTGATACCGTCGAGAACTAAATACGCTTTACGCAGAGTATCAAGACCATCATCTTCTTTCGGCTTATCCATTGTACTGCTCATATTGTTTTCTTGGAACCATATCCCGTCGCTCATATTCCGGTAAATTAAAGAAGTTTATAGGACGATCAAGGTACTCATTAATCTTCACAAAGTGATTACAACCGAAGAAACCAGCCTTACCCCCAGAATAAGATTCAGCAGCCGGGTGGGGTGCAGTTAACACCCAATGGCTACCAATCTCTTCAGGGAATAAGGTCAGGTGATCTTCAGCAGTCTCACTAGTAACTTGTATCTGCTCTAACAAGGACTGCGCATCTTTACCCCAACCAACAAAAACAATGTTGTTATGCTTGGCCCGGATACGTTTGAGCACTTCCACAGTAAAGCCTTCCCACAGTTTCTTGTGAGAGTTAGGCTGCTTCTGTCTAACAGTCAAAGACGTGTTGATTAGAAGTACACCTTGTCTAGCCCAATGCTCAAGACTTGTATCGAACTCAGGGTTCACATCCAGACCATGACTTTCATGTAGTTCTTTTACAATGTTCCTAAGACTTGGGCTGAGCTTACCGTTGTTAGTAGCAAATGCAAGACCCGTAGCTATACCATTATGGTATGGGTCTTGACCTAGTATGACTACACGGAGATCACGAAACTGAGTCCAGTCAAAAGCACGAAATACGTTTCCCGCCACAGGAAAGCATCGATTAGATTTGTATTCCGCACTTAATTCTTTCTTCAGTTTCGCAAACCTCTGTGAGTCAAAGATCGGCTGAAGGACTGGCCACCAGTCCCCAACCTGTTCTTTGATTTTATCGTTCATATCACTTTTTTACTGGGAGAATAAAGCTCAGGTCTAAATACCTCAAGGTCGAGACTAGGCTTACTGTGCAGCTCCGCATCATCTGGGAGGTGTACGTCTAGCTTGTTCTCAATATGAGATTTTAGTCCTGGGTCTTTAAAGAGAATCTTCCCAGTGTGTCCGTCGAAGTCAAAACCATGAAACTCCAATATTCTTAGCTTCCAATCATCCTCTATTTCTGAATATCTTCCATCTCTGAATGCCGTATATGAAGTTTTGGCTTCTTCCGGTACCCCGAACACAAATAGTACGTGATAAGGATCTGGATCCTTTCTCACTTTAAAATTCCTGAACGAACATAAAGCTGATTCAAACTTTGTAAACAAGGTATCGCCTGAGTAGCGATACAGTAATGCGACACATTCAGAGAAGTCAGGCACTTCCATGAACGCATTGACAAACAGTGAATCCCACAGCATCAGCTTTCTATTCCCACCCATCATAGGGAACAGGAATATGCTTGAATCTGTAAGTCGTTCAACTGATAAGTCGTAGCATACTGTACCGTTGTGAGGCCCAAGACATGCAGTGATATGATTAATGCGATAGGGTGACTTAGGCCTTGGCCTGATAGTCGAACCTATCGTAATCTCTATCTTGCAGTCATTGAACTCACAGTCAATACCTGTGATTACATTGTCAACCTTCTTAGTTACACACTTAGAGAGATCCCCAGTCAGACGCACAGTTCTCCCATTAATAGGGGTGAATTGTATGTCCGGACATCTTACCATAGCTCCTCTGTTTGGCCTTCTGACAGCTGTGATACCTCTAAAGGAGGCGGTACTTTACCTGTTTCACGCTTCATGTCGTCATCTGTCTTTAACATATAGACGAGCTTGAAGGTTTCGTAAAACTTCATCACACCTTCCACCATACCAAACTTCTCGACGAACTTCTTCAAGGCAAATGCCTCGTAGTCTTTCGTTCTATCCTTCAACCAGTTCTCAGAGGTCTTAGCTCCTACTCCTGGTATTCCTGGTATATTGTCCGTACTGTCACCCATGAGCACTTGTTTCCATAGGAACTTAAGTGCTTCATCAGGTGAAGTATGAAGGAACTCTGCCTTACCATAGTTGTAATGCATTCCAACACATTGATACAAGACGTCCTTATCTGGTGAGCATATAATCGTGCTACGGTTATCCGTATACGAGTAATAGCTCACAAGGTCATCAGCCTCAAGTTCAGGCATACTCCACATATTGTAACGCTGCTTGAGATGCTCACGCAGTGCATAGAATACAGGAGGCTTAGCCCTACCCTTGCGGTTACCCTTATAGTCTTGAGCTACATCATATCTGAAGCATCTCTTCTCTGTAAGGAAACCAACGTATTTAGAAGTATTACACTCTGATAGCATTGATGCGATTCTTTGATCAATACCATCCATAGCAAGCTCCAAAGAGGGCTTGTCCATTTCATAGTACATCAAGGAATCGGCATCAATGAGACAGATGTTCCCATCTCTGGGTAGTCTCTCGATACTGTTCATGTCACAGTACCTTTATCTCCGCTGTTTCGTCAGCTACTTTGTTGTATTCTGCAATTATCTCTTCCTTCATCTCTTCCCACTGCTCATCAGTTAGAGCAGCGTAAGCTGAAGAATGATACATACTACCGTTCACCCCAACTAAGCTGGAGTGTACGAAGTATTGCAGACAACGAATGGCACCATCCTCTGAGTTAGGGATAGCACCAATGTGCATCGGGTCAACGAATACATTGTGAATCTCACCACTGTACCATGCTATGTACTTGAGTCCACCAACGTGCAAACCTTTGACACAACTTTGATCATCGTTAGTGTTCACCATATCCCATGATGGGAGTCTGTGTGTACAACCAACTTTAATAAAGTGTGTAGGTTCTGCATATCCGTTAGCACCCTCACAGTAGAAGGCATCACCTCTGTCACTCATCACTGAAGGCTCGAACAGTCTGTCTTCCACTATATCTGGGAATCCATCACTGTCGATCTCTCCTGTATCAGGGTTGAAGGTCCTAGTATAACGAGGGAGTTGTTCCCCAGTTTCTGTATCATACTTGTGCAGTATCTCACGAGACACTTTGAAAGCATTGATAAGACCTTCTTTGGTGATCTTTACTTGGTACATAGTAGCACGCTCTTCTGCAAGCTCTTCACTCAGTCCGTGGTCATCCATAAGCTCTTGCTTCATGGTTGGGTGCACGTACTTCATGTCAACAAACTCAAAGAATCGCTTGGTGAAGTCTTCACCATTTCCGCCCCGCAATTTCTTACGGAGTATAGGGTTGCGGCACCATCTCATCCACAGCTTAAACAGAGGGCTGTTATCAATACCCAATGCTTGTGACTCGTAGATTCTTTCTACAAAAGTCTTAGGCATTGCGATATCAATGATACCCCCATCTTTAAACTGAATGAAATAGCGACCAGCAGGATCTTTGTAGAGCGAAATAGATCCCGCAAAGGAATCAGTTAGCACTCTATCGTTAAGATCCTCAGCAGCCAACAAAGAAAACTCAGAAAGTATCTTGTTGTACTCTTCCACAGAATCAGCAGCGTCTGCTTGACTAGCAAGCGAAACCATCTGCTCGTAGATATCCTTCTCGAATGAACGAGAGTACGGGGTGTTGCCGTAACTACCGGATATCATGTCACCTATCACGTTAATGCTGATCATAATGGTGGATTAAAATTGTCTCTGTTTTTCAAAGTCATATAAGCTTCTATCTCTTTCCATACCTCATTATCCATTGAGAGGCAGAAATTAATAGAATTAAACAATGACCGAAGTGGCTCTAAGAACTCCTCCAAATACACACTAAGCTGAAGGATTTCTTCATCAAATATAGTGCAGTTAATGTCAGCTACCTTAAACAGTTCCAACGATTTAGCCCTGATTTGCTCAGGATCATCTGTTGATAGTAAGAAGGTTTGCATAGTATGCATCTTCTTCATCAAACCTATGATCTGCTTAGCATCTTCAGACTGTGTTGACAGCTGATTTTTGTAGTACCTAAACTTACTGTACGCATTCAATTTGTCATAAACCTCTCCAAACTTTGGATTAATATGTCGAAGGTATCCTAACCAATCTGGGATGTTAGTTAGCATAACACCCGTTAGCCATTGTTTAGCTTTTTCGTGCATAGTCCATTTACCATCTTTAATAACAGAGAAGAACTCACTAATGTGCTTGGCAGAACTACCATCAAGCGCTTTAGCTGTTTTCTTTGAAACTCTGAATAATTGTATATCAGTCTGATTTACTGCATCCAGTGGTGATAGTTTATCCGGCCAGCCTCCATTCCATTTATGGAAGCGATGCGGATTAAACACACTGAAACAAGCCTTACCATGAACTGCAGTATCGTTATGATACGTCATCTCATAGGAATTGGCTAGAGGATATACATCATCCCAAGCAGGAACTTGTGCAGCACATATAGTCGCAGCCAGCTTGATCAGTATCTCATCTTCCTTAGTACCGTAGTAGGTATCTATGGTTGTGTTCTTGATACTGTCAAGAGGTGCTTCTACTTTGTCGAACACCCAGTCTTCTATATCAACTGAGTACTTATTCTCTCCAGAATAAGGCCGACGTAAGCTGTACAACACATCAGTTCCACTAGCAGCTCTCCGCTCTTGAGCGGACATATTATAGAACGCAATGTTCTGAACTGCTGCTTTCTCGAGCGTTTCAATTTGGTCAATGAACTCCGAGGGTACTTCCACCTTATCATAATCCCAATTGATAATATCAGAGTCTTTAATTAATTCCCAGTTTGCCTCCCTAGCCATATCTATGGCGTCGAATGCAGCTAGCTGGGTCTTATTTACGAACTCTGGTATAGTTGGTTGGTGTTCTGATATGATGGATAATGTTCCATTCTGCAGTAGGAACATGTCTTTCTCCTTGGAGACATTGTTAGTGTAGTACAAGTTATCGAAATTAACTTGACTCCACCCAACTTCTTCTCGGTGTATTGTCATCTTACCTACCTTAACAGCCTTAGTTACGTTCCTAACCTTGTAACCTTTGAGCAATACACTGGGCCCAGCGTACTTAATATCTCGGTTACCAGGGAAACGTGGCTGTAGCTTCTCCCTATCAACAATACGGCCTAGGTTGGACAGTACAGAATTGTGGTTATCCCCTTTGTAGAGAACGTCTCTGCACTTTCTGACCCATGTCATAAAGTCCTTCTCATCTAACGATTCCTCGATCATAGTAGTAGCGTCTTGAGCTGCCCTCTCAATTGCTTCTTGAATGAACTTCTTCGTATGGTCATTCCATATTACTTTCTCCCTCGAAGGTGTGACATCAACGCCCTCTTGGACGACAATCTCCTCACCTGTTTCGCTGTCTTTGTACACCTGACGAGCCGGACACTTGATAGCGACCGAACCCCACAGCTGTTCCATTTCCAGCTCTCTAAAGTCCACATAGCCGTAGTTAATCCCCGTGGTGGCTCCTTGGTTCTTAACTAGCAGTATATGTGGCTTAGACCATGCATACGATTCACCTAGAATCAGGTTATCAGAGTTGTACAACACCTTGTTACCAAGTGTTTTATTACTCCTATGACCGTCCTCATACGTGTAGTAAAACTTCACGTTAGGGATGTAGCACAGCTGATCTTGAATTGCATCTACAAACTTTGTACGATTGTGACGCTTGACACCAAATGATATTTTAGTGTAGTTCAGGACTTCTACATTCTTGTAGAATACCTTAGTACCATCAGAAAGATCTATGCTACCATTTGCATCCCACTTACTGATCAAGAAGTCAGTCTTGTAAGCATAGCAGTTAAACTTAAACAGCTTGCCGTTATAGACTGTCTCTACAGTATAGAAATCTACACCAGTAGACAGAGGTACTTTAGCACCTAGACCAAACGCCCCAAAGTTCTCCGAAGTGTTTCTTTTAGTTGAGAAACCCAGCTCGAGATAACCTTCCAGACGTTCTTGTCCGATACCCACACCCCTGTCCAGAACATCAAACACATCGCAATAGCCAGTACCTTCTCGTTCATAATAGTTTACTTCAACTAAGTTTTCTTGGCTAAGATAATTTGAGTCATAATAACTAGGATTAAAGTTTGAATCAATGTATTCTTCCTCTGTCCTTGTTATGTAATAGTCCTCTACTTTCTTCTCCCCGTTAATTATTTCTATTGCAATCTCTTTCTCACGTTGTGAATCGCAGGCATTAGTTACCAGCTCACGTACAGTTGAAGAAATGGGTGTAGAATATTGTGTGGATTGAAGAACATCAAAGACTAGTTTCTCAGCGGCTTTATTGATCCGCTTTTTAACCCCTGCGTTATTGCTAACAACAGAGGTACCAATTGTTTTGATACTCATAATGAAAAACCCCGACTATTTTGTCGGGGCTGTTAGTTCTAGGATTTTATTAATTGTTTCGATGTTCTGCTTCTGATTCCTCGGTACAAATAGTACCGGAGGATTCTCGCGTTCCATCAACAGCTTCTTGAACATCTTCCACTTCAGTGGGAAACGTTCGTTTGCGTACCCCTTACACTCTATGACCCACCTACCTTGGGGATCAACGAAGTCAGGGGTGTAAGTGATGTCTCGGACTTTGTATTTCTGTTTGTCCAAGAATCCAGTTTTACCATTGTCCTCATAAGAAGATGTTCCGTAGTAGAATCCTTCAAGCAGCACAAACTTGTGCTTCTCGTAGTCAGCTTTGATACCTGCATCTTTGAGCTGCCGATAACAATGTGCTTCTAATAACGAACGGAACTTAATTCCATCTACTTCTTTAGGTTTCGCATTGCGAATCTTCCCTCGAGATTTCCTTGCTCCTGTTGCTCTTCCTCGTGATGACATCCTTTGCTGTATCTAATCCATGATCTCTAACTAGGTCAGAGATGTCCTTAGCGCGATAATACGAAGGAATAATTAGATTAGTAAGGTTGTATTCACGACAGATCTTTTCTGCCATCTCCTGCCCTGCATTACGCTTCTTATCGAAGTCGTTGTCATACAGCACAATTACTTCTTCGAACCTTTCTTTAGTTTCGGAGATAGTTTCCTTTGACGGCATGAGCATCTCCGACTGTAACGCGAAGGAGGGGAAGCCAAGCACTCTAAGGCACATAACATCCTTGAGGGAACTTGTGATATATACAGTTTTGTATCTCCGAGGAAGTAATCTAAACCCCTGAAGGCACTGGCTGTCCACATTCGAAGCCCACTTAAACTCTTTTTCAAGAGGACGATAAATCTTATAACCGCAGTCAAACCTGTAGCGATAACTGATACTAGGGCACGAAAAACGTTGTTCATTAATCCAGTAATGTGTGATGGGTAGCACATCAAATATAATGAGAACCTCTTTCGGTATCCCGAATTGTGACCAGTAATCTAGGTCTTCTTGTGTCCAGCCTCTTGTTCGGACTTTGATTTTCGCTGGAGTTTTCTCTCGTATTTCCTTCTCCAGCTTTCTAACAGGCTTCCGCATGCTACTGCTAGCGCTGAGCCCAAGACTAAAGTTGCTATCAATATGTCGTAAGGTATCATAAAAATTTAGATTGTATTTAAAACCAATATAACTGAAGCAATCAAAACTATGCTCAGGACAACCAAAATCTTTGTACCACAACCTTCCTCGATATTGAGTGATTGAGACTGTAGGACTATTGTCTTCGCGAAGATCGCTCTTGAACTTCTTGTTAGGCTCTTCGAAATGAGAGCAGAAGTACTGAAAGATCTGATACTCAGAGACTTTCTCTAGTATAGTTTCTTTATTGAGTACATCTTCGCTTTGTCTTGACTGAATCATGAGTATTGGGGGAGAGCACTTGTCTACTCTCCCCCTCATCATTAACTCCAAGGATCGTCTGCCTCTACAGCAGCCGGAGCCTCTTCGTTAGGTGTTACTACGCCTGGTGTATACCTCTGCAGTTGAAGATCTGAGTTGTACTCAGCATTAAAGGTACCATATTCATCGTTCAGTCTTCTTACGAAGACATCGTCACGCTTTGGCTTGAGTCTTCCAAAACACTTGTTGTACACTTGCTGGTACTTACCATCTTTGACGCCGAGCATAACCCTAACCTTGTTCTCTGTGAGAGAGGTAACAAGCTTCTTGAGCTCTTCAACTTTACCTTGGAAGATATCGTCAATGGTATCGAAAGCACACTCACCATCGTTAGGTATGTTTGCCCATGCCTTGACGAAGTCAATGAGAATTTCCTCACCTGGATAAGTACGACGTACACCTTCTGACTTGAACCAATCCGGAGCTGCACTAGGTTCTTTAGCCCAAGTAACTTGACCGAAATTGTTGGTGATTTGGAACTTACCTGTCTGTGACTCTTTACGATGCTTGTTGCCTGTAAGAATCTCGAGCCTTGTGGTGAAGTTGTGTTCGTCATTGTGTAGCCAGAATGCAAGCTTACCAGTTTTGTCTCCCATGTCAACAGAGTAGTTAGGTTCTGTCTTCATGTTTACACCGATAGAAGCAAGCTCACCTAGAGTAGGATTTACTGCTACAATACGCACAGGTGCGATACCTGTAAACAACGGTATCCCGCCTCCGGATACTTCTACTTCTGATGAATTTGATGCAATTGCCATTAGTCTTGAATTTCAGTTTGATTGTCCTCTGTAGGGTTGTTATCCTGAGTATCGTCAATCAGGGTTACACGTATGCTCTTGTACTTCTTTACACGCAAACCTTTAAGCTTAGGGTGAGAGAATATATCCTTCGCCTCTGCTATAGTCAGTCCGTACTTCTTGCGAATATCATCACGGCTCATGCCATCCTCTTTGAGGTGCTTGATGAGTTGTGAGATAGTCAATTCTTGAGGTGTTTCCTCTTGGGTTGAGTCAGTCTCAACCTCTACTCTTGCGTCAATAGACATTGTTGTGGGTTTAGTCAATAAAGATTTTGCTCCAATCAAGTTCAGCATCTAGGCCACGTAGATGCTCACAGCGAGAGCCTGCTGTGTCGTCGTTTGTTGAGTCAAACGAAATTCTGGTTTTACCCTCTCCATGGTATATGTAACCAATGGCATCAGCGTTAGCACAGGCAATTTCACGCAACTTACCGGACAGTGATAAGTCGTTTGCCTTCACCTCTTTACCATTCTTGGTAAGGTACTTGTCCTTGAGGTGACCAACGAAAATGACATGGTCTGCAAGCTTGGAGAGATTGTAGAACCACTTCATAAAAGCCTTACGAAGATACAAGTAACCAGCACCTTGGGGCAGAGTAAGGACAGACAATCCCTTGTTGTCAGGATCGAAGTTCTTACCCATAGGTGTGGCCTTGTACAGTTTCTTTGCTTCCTCCTCACACCACACTTCTAACTGTGTGATGGTGTCGATAGCAATATACTTGTAAGGCTTTCCTTCTTTTACAATAGACTTCCCTACCTGACCGAGTTCGGCGATAGAGTTGACTTTAATCTTGAGGGCATCTACCATATCGCTACCATCCTCGAGGTCGATAATAAGACAGCCATCAAGCTGTGACAATGATGTGGTCTTACCGATCTTCGGTGGACCATAGATAATCATGTTTTTAGGTGATTTGCGTGATGCTTTAACCACCTTCTTTGGGAGTGCTAGTTCGCTCATTAATTGTGAATGTAGATAGGTCTGTTTCAAAGGGTATCATACCGAGTAAGCCATCGCGGTTCTTCTCTACGTGGACAGCCATTAAGCCACGTGGATCTTCACCGCAATACTGCTCAGTGATACCATACAGGTCATACGGACGCTGCAACATCATAACGACGTGTGCATCCTGACCAATAGAATCGCCACCGAACAAGTCGGTCAGCATAGGCTGATATTGATTCTTGGCACGGAACTCTTGCTCAATGTTACGATTGAGCTGAGACAACAGAATAGTGATAGAGTTATGTTGCGCTTGCATGTACATGCACGTCTTAGACAACTGATTGAGTTTAAGTAACTCTATGTCTAATGTGCTGGGTACAAGGCGAGAGTGGTCGATCAGATTGATGATAGTAGGTTTGTGCAACTGTTCTTTCACACTACGCACTGCTTGTTCTATCTCATGTACATCCTTGGGCACGGAACAGAAGTAAATAGGATACTTATTGTACTTCTGCACAGACAATACATAGTTAGAATAGCCTTCAGCTGAAAGCTTACCATCCACTGACAACAGCTCTGCAGTTTGAAGCTTGGTATGCTTCGAACCTGCACGCAGTATCTGCTGCTCACCAGGCATCTCGAAACTCCAGTACAAGACAACGACATCCCTGTCGTGATTTTTGTCTAGAACATCGAATATGAGCTGGTTAGAAAAGGCTGATTTACCCACACCGGGTCGACCAGCTATAACATACATCTTACCGGGCTGCAAACCACCCATAAGATTACGGTTTAGTCTATTCCACTGAGTAGAAAAGACTTTCCTGTTACCCTCTCGAGCATCTACCACATTCTCAATAGATTTCTCTACTGATTTAGATATATGCTCAAGCCCTAGAGGTAATAACAATCTAGAGTTTACGGGTAATTCTTCGTTCTTGTTCTGTTGTTTTTCCGACATCGGTGTCTTCGTATTGTTCCCATGTATGCTGATTAACCCATGTCTGTAGCATCTGCATATAACCAAGACTGTTGTTGCTCTTACGAAACTCTAGTTCGTATTCCAAGCACTTAACAATCTTGTTATGCTTTGCTACATTCTTCCCAATAACACGATGGTATGCCTTCTTCGCTTTTTGATTATTACGAGCGTCAGCATCCTTAGCGCGTAGAACACGCACGTTACCATTAGTGTATACCTTGAGAGGAAAATGGGAGAGAAGCTCTGACCACATGCGGTCAAAAGAATCCTCGATTGTCTCGATGAACTTCTGACGTACAATGTCGTCTTCTGGCCTCTCTCCCAACTTAATCAGTCCCTTCGATTGAAGGTCCTCGGTGTTTGGCTTGATAGATATAATCTTAATTACATCATAAGCTTTGGCATGCAAGAGATACAAATATACAAAGTCATCAGCACTTATTCCAAGATCGTTAAGAATATCTGTATCAATTTCTATATGCATTACTTGTCTGTAAACATAATTGTAATCTCAATACCCACGTTGGGCATCTTGAACGACATCTGTCTAGGAGAATTAGCCTTAGGAACATCTATAACCTTGGTTACTTCTGTCTTAGAGGCTTTGGGCTTCGGGACACTACTAGTCTTCACTATATAACCCTCTCTCTCTAGTCTCCTTGTGGCTATCCCTGCACCTTTGCACCTTATCTCGTACTCTTTGTACAGTCTACCTTTTACAGCCCACACTGTTCTACCGGGAGGAAGCTCAGCTTTCTTGACGTTTGATATATCCATCTTATTCTCACCTGTAGTATACTTGTGATATATCTTCAGACACTGCTCTTCCTCTTCAGCAGTCCAAGGGCCAGTCTTCATTACGACAGCCATCAGTCCTTGAAGATTACAGTTATAGTCTTACCCATGAGATTGAAGGTAGCTTTCTTAGCACCTTTCTCTCTAAGGTTGACACACATCTGTTCCAAAGATGTTGAGGTTTGCACAGGTACTTCGTACTCTACGTCTACAAGTGACAGAGAGCATACCTCTTTATGCATTTCCTTCTTAAGAAGTGACCACTTGTTCTTGACAGAGCTGAGTGTTCTCTTGTTCTTCTTAACTATAGGAAGTCTTGTAGCCAAAGAGCATGCTTGGTGCACACTTCTACCTTTAGAAAGAGAAGACTTTATTGACTTGAATACTTCTTCCTTCTCTTCTTGTGTCCATGAATTGTAATTAGGCATTGTTTAAAATTGATGTGAGGTCTTCACGTTTGACATTACTGAGAGTTTTCGTGGCACTCTCTAACCACTTTTCTTCTTGTGAGTTTGGGACATACAGGATATAGATTCTACCCCGCTTCCCTTCTTTGAACCTGATAAGTCGACCCACACGCTGTATCATAGACAACGTCTTAGACTCTAGACCTGCGATGATACCGACTCCTACGTCAGGTACATCAAAGCCTTGATTCAAAGCTTTAGTAGAGCACAGTACACTTGTAGTAGACTCATTGAACGTTTTAAGAATCTTCTTTCGTTCTGAAATAGTCTTCTTAGAGTGATACGCCGCGCCTCCAAGCTTGTCAGCCATCAGATTAGTAAACTCGTTAGTACCACCGAAGGTCAATATCTTCTCTTTGGTGTGATAGTCAGCAATTTGCTTTGCTGCATCAAGTTTATTCTCTGCATGCTGAACGACTTGCTTGCGCTCTCTAATAGCTCTAAAGAACTGAGCTGCTGCACCTTTGTCACCAGGCGCACCGTTGAGTATAGCTTGAGCCTGTTTGAATGCATCAAACCCACCAAGCTTGTACTTCATCTGCACAAACAAGTTGTTGGCTTTCTTGTATTCTGCTTTCTCTTCCTCTGTCATCTCCACAGGTATACATATGATATCGTAAGGAGCCACAAGACCTAGTTCCACACATCTATCAAGGGTGATAGTGTATGCAGTAGGTGCTAGTACCCTTAGCAATACTTTGTACTCTTCCTCTTCAGGTAAAGTAGCAGTCATACATAAAAGCTTATCGTATTTGTTCTTGGTGAAGAACTCACGATATACTGGGCTCAATCCTAAATGAACCTCGTCACATACAACGATGTCATAGTGTTGATTCTCAAGCTTGTGAGCTGATTGATAGCACAGTATCTCTACACGTGGGAGTATGTCATCATATCCCCACTTGATAAACTCTAGCCTAAACTGATCTTGCAGCTGTACAGTAGGGACAAGCACAAGTGCTTTACCCCCATCTTTTACTGCAAAGTTTACTGCTAGTACCCCACAGCGAGATTTACCAAAGCCAGTACCGGCAATAATAGAGCCAGTACAACCTTTGTGAAACCATGCATTGAGTGCCTTTCGTTGCTGTTCATCTTTTGTTTTAATCGTTTGGGTTTTCATCTGTAAGTTCTCCATCTAATATTTCTTGTTGCAGATTTCTAACGAAATCTATGTCAGGCTTCTCTAAATCGTACTCCATCTTGATGATGGTCACACTAGGAGGTGTACCTGGGTTACCACTACCATCAGGGTAATGGTTTACTCTTGCCTCTCCGGGATCAAATTCATATTCAATCTTCAATGTTCCCGTCCCCAGTTCCGTGTCCAACTGATCTTCCCATCTTTTTGTCATATCTCATTTCATTTTGAATTACTATTAGTCTAACGACTTGTCGCTTGAGTGAAGACAAGTCTTTGCGTTGGACTGCTATCTGAGCCTCTAACAGTTCTGACTTGGCTTCTAAGACTCGGAGGGAGTCCTTTGTGTTCGAATCCATGTTTAGTTAGTTTAGATTCTGCTTCTTCTAAGCATTTGTGATAAATCTGGTAAAAAGACCTGTCCACTTTGAGCAGGTCTTGGGTGGTTTTAACGTGATGTATTACAGTAGAATGATGCCTATTCATGACCTTACCTATAATCTTGAGCCTGTGCCATAAGAGCTCTCTAGATATAGAGGAGAATATCATTCTAGCTGTTACTATGTCATTTGATTTATGCTTAGAGGAGAACTCTTGCTCAGTAACTTGAGTGTAGTGAAGTACTACACCTAGTACACAACTGAGCTCACCTTTCTCGTAAGTATTAACCATGACGATTTCTTGCCGCTGCTCGTAACCGAGACCAGCAAATGTTTGAGGGTGTACTACATGCTTCATAAATTTTAGGGATGTGTGCGCCTGGTAGGACTTGAACCTACGACCTGCCGATTATGAGTCGGATGCTCTAACCACTGAGCTACAAGCGCATAGAAAAGGCCACTCAACGTTTTGAGCGGCCTTCTAATCGGGTTATGAAAAAACTAATTGGCGTAGGTCGCCACCCTTTATTCTTTGGGAGTCTTAATACGATCTTTGATAATCATATTAAGAAGTGAATCGATGTACCCAAATACTTGGTTATCCTTCTCCGTAGGAGTGAGGTTAACAATCAATTTTGCGAATGCCATTACTCCGACGATCAACTCGGCAATGTTATTCATGATAAATGCTGAAATGTCCATAACAAATTTGTTTAAGTACAAATATATACAAACATTTTTGTACTCCCGGCGGGACTCGAACCCACAACCTACAGCTTAGAAGGCTGTTGCACTATCCGGTTGTGCTACGGGAGCTACCTGATTACTTCTTAGGCTTCAGCCTTGTCTCGAGCTGAAACTTAGTGTAATCAATCGTAGTGATCTTGGTGATGATATAAATCTTCTTGTTCCCCTCGAACTCAGTCTCCTCAAGCTTCATCTCATCCCCAATACGCTTAGTATACGTAGGCTGCTTAAGACCATCACGGATAGTCTCGTACAAACCTGCGTGAGCACCGTCATTGTCTTCAATAGAGAAGACAGCACCCATAATAGTATCAAATGTTTTCTTCATTTTTCCCAAGTTTCTGAAATATTAGTGTCTGCTTTAAGCAAACCATTAGGTATAATCTTAAGAGCTGCTTTTTCCATCAGCTCTGTCATCTTAATTGCCCAGTCATCTGCTACCTCACTCTTGCAGATAGTATCTATCTGGTCGTGGACAGTCATTACAATCTTTACATCATTCTTCCAATTAGCTTGTATCTCATCATAGATATATATGAGAGCAAGCTTAGTCATGTCAGCACTAGATCCTTGGATAGGGGTATTCTTACTTGCTCGTTCAATACTACCGAGCTCAGTCATCATACTCCTGTCATTCCAAATCTTTGGGTACCAAGTATCAAAGTTCCTCCTGCGCTTGAACGGTGGCATCGTAATGATGTAACCGTGCTGCTTCCCAAAGTCACCAAGCTTCTGTAAGAATGACTTGATGTTAGGGAAGGCATTGAAGTACTTCTCAATCAACTGTTCAGCTTCTGACTTACTTATATTAAGTGTGTCAGCGAGCTTAAAGGGCCCCATTCCATATGCCAACCCGAAATTGATTGTTTTGATTGTTGTGCGAAGGGTCTTACGAAGGTCGTCTCCAGCTTCCCTCCATCTTTGTTCAAATACGAGATCTGCACATACTCCATGCAAATCGGCTCCTTTTCTAAGAGCCTCGAGCCAAACTGGATCTCTACTTCCATATGCTATGACGTTTAATTCCTGTGAAGCGTAATCTGAGGAGACAAAGACCCATCCGGACGGAGCAACGAAACAGTTTCTAAAGGTATTATCACTGGGTATCTGCTGCATGTTCGGCTTGGAACTCGACACTCTCCCAGTATCCAAGATCTGTGAGAAATTTGTGTGGACTCTCCCATCGCAATTAATGTAGTTGAAGAACTTGGTACCGTAAGCTGAGGCAAGCTTTGTCCTTTCTTTATACAATATATATTCATCAATCAATTTGTGTTTGTACCTGTGTTTGCTGAGCTTCTTGCCGTTGACATCCTCAAGCTTGGGTACGAGTAATCTAAATAACTGTAAGGTTTGCATTGGGGAGCTCCAGTTTATGGAGGTCTTACGCAATTCCTCTGCAGGAGTAAACATGTCGGCTTGTATAGGGGTAGCATACTTCACTTTTAGCAAAGGATGTTCCAATACAAGCTTATCTAAGTGTAACTCTTGCTCTCGTGCCAGCTTGACATTGTTTTCTGCCATAACTGTCCATTTGTCCTCATCAATCATGAGGCCCTCGTACTCTATCTCTGCAAATACCTTGACTACTTTGTTTTCGAGCTCGCTAACCATCTCAAGCCCAATCTCACGTAGCTGCTCTTTTTGAGCTTTCCATATGTCAATGAGATAGACAACATCCTTAGCACCGTAGGTAATTTGATCGACAGTAAACGGCGTTCCATGTAAGTTGACGAATTTATTTCTCGTTGTCTTGTCCAGAATGTCACCGCAATACCTCTCAACACAGTTGAGAAGGGAATAGCCGTAGTCTTGTTTACCACAATGAAGAACTCTCTCGGCCAAGTAAGTATCATATATGTTTTCAACCTCGATTCTTCCCCATCTCTTAATAAACTTGTAATCGAACTTTGAGTTGTGGAAGATTTTGACGATGTCTTTATCTTCAAGTATTGCTCTAAGGGGTTCGAGGGAGGTGTCTCTTGCATCTATTACGTATTGTCGGTTTTTGTCACCAATCTGAAACATAAGCAATTTCTTGCAGGTGAAGTCAAAGCCCTCGGTCTCAGTATCAACACCGAGGACTGACTTCCCACTACAATATGACACGCACTCCTCAATCGTCGCCGTCTGGACCTCGTTCAGCAAACTCGTTTGACCTACTAATCTTATCGTTTTCATGCTTCATGAATATTAGTACCTGTTTAGCATCCATTATCGAATAGATACGGCCACGGAAATTAATACGGTCAGAGTTAAGTCTAACAGCCTTCTTGATGAGAACATCAAGGTCTTTCATTCCATCATCTTGCATGATGACGAATATTTCTTTCATTCTACCCATCAGGTATCATCGTTTACAGATTCCCAAAACTTAGGTGAAGTACCAGAGATTAAAAACTCTCTGTCTTCACTGCTAAGACTAATAAGACCAGTTTTTTGTATAGGCTGGCCACTCCTCTTCCATTCTTTGTAGTCTACAGTTCTAAATGGTGATGTTTTATACTCTGTTTTTGTAAAAACACACTTACCAGTAGCTATAGACTTACCATCACCAATCATTTTTACTTTGTAATGTGGCATTTGTATCTGTATATTTTGTGAATAGTGAATGTGTGAGGGTACACATTGGCTCTTTGTCCTACACCACAGTTGTGCATGACCTTGCCATTTAGTGTGACCACACCTACATGATTTTTGCTATTAGGCATAATCCACCAAATAACATCTCCTGGTTGAGCTTCATCAACTATCTCCCAATCAGGAGAGTCTTTGAAATAAGCACACATGTTAGGCACTCTCCTGTGATCAATGTTTGTATCAGTTTTTAATCCTTTAGATTTTCTATGATTGTACACCTCAACTTGAAGGTCAATCCCAATCTTACGTAGAGTACGTATAACTACATCAGTGCATACTCCTCTGCGAGAGTCTACATCTCCATTAGGGAATGGGATGCTAACATATCCTGGGTCGTAGACTACAAACATCTTTAAAGATTCTGCTGCAACTGCTATGTCTGAGTTGCAAGTAGGACTAACGAATAAAACAGTAGAGATTATAAGAATTGCATGTATCATGGTAACAAGTATTAAGATGTAAGAGCAGTGCCCCACCTACCAGGGGCACTATAGCTCTTACTGCATTTTAACATTGGTAGGATTTGTCAGAATCAGCTGTTGATTCCTCCAGACTGCGCAGCAAACTGCTGGGTCAAGTCTGGCATCGCTGGCTTAGCCTGAGGCTCACCAGCAATAAACTTGTGTTCACAGCTGCCTGCAAGCACAAGATCTGTGTGACGATACACAGGCATCTGTGTACCAGTCAATGGGTTAGTCGCAACAACCACTTCTTTGGTTGAAGGATTAACCTTTGGTGTCTGCGTCTTCGAACGAGGATTCTTCTCGAAGTTCTCAGTCACCTGAATGGAGAGCTGAGTATCGGCAGGAAGGCCGAGTCTTTGATAGAAATCCTCAGCCATCATTACAGGACTACCCATAGTAGCGTCACCTTCACGTGACCCAAGGATAGCCGATGCTTTGTTAGCTTCGAACGAACGCAGAGCGGTAACACGAGTAACATTACCAAGAGACTCAGTGCCTTGCTCCAAACTAATCAACACAGAGTTGGCAGCGCTCGCATTTTCCGGACGCTCCACTTCCTGTTGGAATTGGACAGACATTTGATTCTTGGTGCTGTTCGTATTGAACCACCACTTACGGATGACAACTTTGCCTGTTGTCAAGGCTTGATCATAAGCAGGATTTGCCATGATAAAAGTAAATAAAAGAAAAGTGGGGACACTTGATGGTAGTCCCCGACACCAATATCATTTTCGCTGAGTCAACCCCAACGAAGTCTCTTAGCCTTACTGCTACGAAGACTAATGTTTGCTTTCTGCTCTTGCTGCTTCAACTTGATGACCTTGTCTTTGCAGTTATTGAATTTGACAAGAGTCTGACCTTTGTGGCTTGAATTGTGAGCCAGCTGATCAACAAGGTTGCTATCACTACCATCTGCAATAAGCTGTCGTGCAATACGACTGATGTTCTTATTGTGCATGTCAATACTGATTGCAAGTGACTCGATTTGCTTCTCTAAAGATTCTATTTCGTCTCTGTATCTCATCTTGTAGGTAATTAATAATAGAGCACAGTGTGGAATCGAACCACATAAGCATTTTGTAATCCATTCTTGACCAAATGAAATGCTTATCAAACCTGACTGTGCAGAAGCGAGAGTGTGCACCGTGCCCGTAGGCGCCATCAACGGCTACACACTCCCTAACTATGACTATGCAGTGCAAGCTGGCACCGGTACGCTGAATATGAATCATGCTTTAGAACGTACGCTGGGCATGACTATGTCGACGCAGCAATGAGTCGTCACTCAATGCCACTTCCCATTACTGGGCACGTTTAAGACGCACTCAATACTCTACCGCGTTTTGGGTAAAGCAAGACCTATTCGTCAATAGGTAGGCGACAAAATGACTTTCACTTCAACAAAGTTGCAGTGAAAATGTACTGACTAAAGTCAGCCAAGCGACACTGAGACTTTGCAATCTCAATAGCCTTGACCTTTGACTTTTCCAATCTGTTATCGTCAGTAATAACAATTTGGAATGGAGCGGTGTACCCATTAACGTGGGTAGTCTCTACTCGCCACTTACGTAGCTTACTCATGAAGAGCAAGCAGTCATGGCGAACCTCGTGTCTGTTTATTCATTGTGTTTACAAATTTATGACGATGATTACAAGGAGCACAATGGCTCCCTGTATCATCAAGACTGCTGTTGACCTTCTCATGATTGCTCAAGGTTTTCGTTAGTCTCATGTCCAGCTATATACTCCTCATTAAGACAATTATTACAGTACTCATCTTCATAGTGAAGTTCACCACACCTACGGCACTCATCTTGCATGCGCTCAGGTATAGTTGCATCCTCATCAGCTGCATCATTGTCTTCATCAAAATAGCCAATGTTCTGCTCAATAAGGCTCTGAGTGTCACCCCAATTACGGTCGACAGAACTCTTAATGCTACTGACACCATCCATGATGTGTCTCTTTGCACTCAAGTACTTGTCCTCATCTAAGCCATGCTTATCGACATACTCAAGGAGACAGATATCTTTCTTGATATCTGCAAGGCGTTTAAGAGTATTTCCGAGAATGCTTCTCGTCTTACCCGCTTTGTCAAATGTGAGTTGGTCAAAGTATGGACATCTTGCCATCAGTTCTCCAAGCTGTTTTTGTCCTTCCTGCATGAGGTCAGTAGAAACCTGCAGGTCTTTAAGGGATGCATCTATGTGTGGCATACTATTAATCATTTGTAATAGGTTCAGTGATATTCATATATACTACTTTCGAACCTGTCATTTCAAGCTGGTTTGTGACTACTTCCAGTGAGTAATGAGATTCGAACGTGTCTTCATCGTGTTGACTGCTTTTGTTGTAGTTAACTGAAGCTATGCAGTATCCATTACAAAAGACTTGAACACGAACGTTGTTGTCTATGAAGTACTCATTGACAATAGTTATCTGAGAGTGGTCTTGAACTTTGCTGTATAACAACTCAAGAAGGTTGCAAAGTATCTGAACTGTCATGATTGGTCGGTTTTGTATGAAGAATACTCATGTTCAACATAGAGTGCGAGCCACAATCCTACAACAGTAAACATTCCAATGACTCCGATAGTCGCTACTATGTCTTGGTCTAGGTTGTAGTTCTGTGGCTCACTGAGTCCAATGAATAGACCCATGAGAGCTGAGTAACATGCTGTGATGATAGCGATGGCTATCGTAGGGAGGAAAGAATTGTTCATCGTTGTGTAATACAATTGAATGTGTAACATGTTGGTTACTTGTGATTTGCTGCTGGTTGAGTGGTGTGATGGCACCTTGCCATACACACACACTCTTAACCAATAACAAAGCGGCTTCGCCGCCCACAAGGGGTTGCTTAGAAAGCAACCTCTTGGGTTTGGAAGCGTGAGTAGCCGCGGACAAAGGCCCAAGTGGAACGAAAAGGCTTGCCCTTTTTGTCCACGCAGTCTTTGGCGTGGAACTCAAGAGTCTGCTTGAGTTCTGGATTGAGCTGGATTGCTTCGTAAGAGGCAATACTAAGGTCAAAGGCAGTGGGCAGCGTAGCGCCGGCCTCTGTTGCCATGAGCTGGTATTTCGACAGCTTGCCTGTCGTGATATCAGTGCATGCGTGACAGCTTGCGACGAGCAAGTTGGGCAGCCGCGTAGCTGCTGTAGCTACCGTAGCTTGCGAAGGTTGCGTAGGTTGCGGAGTGGGTTGTGCGTATTGCATGAGGGGTAGGTTAAAATGCGCAGTAAAGCAGGGGTCGTTGTCTGTGTAGGTTCCCACTCTCAAAAAATTTCAAAAAAAAATTTCTATTTTAGAAGCATGAAAACCACAGACACATTTCAGCCTAAAGACAAAGTCAATCGTCCAGGCATCCACGCTAAGACAAAGACATCTAAGAACAAGAAGTCTAAGCTGTACAAGAAAACTTATAAGGGTCAGGGTAGATAAAAAAAGAGCTAGCCTTTCAGCTAGCCCCCTTTTTCCCATGATAGCGAAACTCAGCACTTAGTCCGTGTAACGCATTTCGAATATACGTCTTATATTTGTAATCAGAGACCTCAATGGAGATCGGCCCTGAGGTAAACAAAGTAGGGGCCTAGACATCGGGTTTGAGTAGGGTATCACCATAGGTATCTGAAAGTCGTCCCCGGTAGTCTCGAAAAGTACGCTGATATAAAACTCGGGTGGGAACAAGGCTATAGGCTGACAGAAAATGCCCCCACGTAGGCTAAACACGGCGAGTGGAAATTCAGTGTTAGACAAGTAAACTCAAGGGGGAAAATTGTATAGTCATGAGAGAGATTAACCGCATTATCATTCATTGTTCAGCTACCCCAGAAGGTAGACATGTAACTGCTGACACTATTCGTGACTGGCACATGAAAAAGGGATGGAGCGATATCGGGTATCACTATGTGATAGACCTCGAAGGCTGTATAGAAGCTGGAAGACCGATAGACAGATCTGGGGCTCACGTGCGTGGGCATAACAAAGACTCTATCGGGATATGCTACATTGGGGGATTAGCCAAAGAGAAGAACGACAAAGATCAATGGGTTGCTAAAGACACAATGACTGATCAGCAAGAGCACGCTACGCGAGAGCTGATATACTCCTTGCGTATGGTGGCAGACAAGCAGTTGACACTGCATGGGCATAACGAGTTCTCAAAGAAAGCATGCCCTAGCTTCAAAGTATCAGAGAAATTCAAAGACATACTATAAGTATTTCTTTTATATTTGCCGTAAACCAAGCATTATGGCAAAGAATAATTTCCCATTCCTCCCAACGCGCGATTGGGTGGTACTCCCTATTCAGAATCAAAACGAAACTGAGTCTGGGATACTCCTTACAGGAGGAGCAGAGCGTGCCTTGCGTAAGAACGTAATGGAAGTAGTTGCTGTCGGACCTAGCTGTGAGAACATCAAGAAAGGGGACACAGTAATGATACATCCTACAACTGAGGGTCTAGTCATTGACGTACAAGGCAAAGACTATGTAATGGTCAATGAATTCCAAATCTGCGGTAAGTTCGTATGACTGGGACAGTTACTGTCTCGCTCAAAGACTTTGATGAACTACGTGAGGCCAAGGATAAAGCTGATGAAACTCTTACTAGGGTAACCCGCGCTGCTAAGGAGCTCGAGGTATTCCTATCCTTTATTGTTAGCCGGGACAATATTACCGAGTACATAGAGGAGTTCAACAGACAATCACAGAAATCAAAAATCTCCGTCATAGACGGGAGAGCAAAGATTGCATTCAATGACACGAAGAATTAAAATCCAACCTACGACTACATATCAGTTCTTGCAGGTCTTCAACGGTATACTGGAGTTGACAGACAAAGAGCTAGAGATATTGTCCCTGTTCATAGACAACAGCGATACAGTCAACTTATGCTCATCTGAAACCAAAAAGAAGGTTGCAAAGAAGCTAGACATAGATAACTCCAACACCTTGAACATATACGTCAAGCGTCTTAAGGACAAAAACGCTATATTAAAAACAAAGGATGGGTACAAAGTATCTAAGCTCCTAGAACGAAACCAGCAAGTCATCATAGAAATTAATTCGTAATGCCATCTATATACAAAATGGTGAAAGGCTTCATAGAAGAAGCAGTAGAGTACGCTAAACAAGGTGCCCCCCACGTAACTGCAAAGCAGTACGAGGATAGACTCAAGGCATGTTACAGCTGCGAGCACTTTAAAAAAGACGTAGAGAGATGTGGGCTATGCGGATGCTTAATTGAGCATAAAGCAAAGTGGGCTACATCAAACTGTCCAGACGACCCCAAAAGATGGGAGAAGCTGAGAGTCGGGTCCGGGGGGAAGAAAATCAAGCTGAAGAATGGACCAAAAAATAATACTGCAGAGACTAGCGACGAAGTACGATCTCCCGATACAGAAGATTGAGGAAGCAGTCTACTACCAATTCAGGTATGTATCTCAAGTAATTAAGAAAGGGGGATTTGAGTCTATTAGACTCCCATACTTAGGTAAGTTCCATGTACTCCCTGGAAGACTAAAACACCTTAACGATGCGAGAACTCATAATAGTAAGTAACAACGTAGCAGTCCCGTCTCCATACGCTCTGACCATCAGTGAATTCAAAGCTCTGAAGGGTCAAGAACTTGGGGCTGTATACTTTTTCGCTGACCACAACTCCCCCTACGCTGCTTACGATATTGAGGAAAGGGAAGTAAAAATACAGCAAGACCTGAAGATTAAGTTTAGTACTAAGGTGTTTGCAGCTATAGATAAATATAACGAACTCTCTGAGACTCATGCAGTTAAACTACTCAAAGCAGCTCGTCATTCTATCAACAAACTGGAGGAGTACTTCCGTACTATAGACCTGACTGCGATAGACGATCACGGTAAACCTATATACTCAGCAAAAGACCTCATCACTAACCTAGAGAAGATGGGTAAAGTAGTAGAAGGTTTGGATAAGCTAGAGGAGCTGGTTAAAAAGCAGCAGGCTAAGAATAACCCTAACCGTGGTGGGGTTGTAACAAACAAGTACTCTAACTGATGTTTAAGAATAGTCTAAAGTATTCCCCTGCAGCTGAGCACTACCTGGATAAAGGTTTCTACACAGATGCTATACCCGGGACTAAAGAATACTACGACTATTGGGATCAGCAAAAGAATAGGTGTCTAACAGGGTACTTGGACATTACTGGGTATCACTACTTCTACTTAAACTTCTGCCCTATCGACAGAGTCATAGATGACTTCCTTCCTGACGGTACTAAGATTGCACGTAGGGACCGCACATTCCCTGCATTCTATGATGGGGACTATGAGTACTTCCACTCTATAGACAGAGCACGAAAAGAGAACAAGCACATAGTAGTACTAAAAGCTAGACGTAAAGGCTTCTCCTACAAAGCAGGGGCTATGCTAGCACGCAACTACTTCCTAATGCGTAACTCTAAGAACTACGTATTCGCATCTCAAAAAGAATACCTCATCGGAGATGGACTTCTATCCAAAGCATGGGACTTCCTTTCTTTCATAGATGATAACACTGCATGGACACAGCCACGTCTGCGTGACCGTGAGATGCACAAACAGTCAGGATATAAGAAGAATGTTAACGGTGCTGACGTAGAGCTTGGGATGAAATCCCAGATAATAGGGGTCTCACTTAAAGACAATCCTGATAAAGTACGTGGTAAAGCAGGGGACCTCATATTCTTTGAGGAAGCAGGCTCTTTTGGGGGATTGCTTAAAGCATGGGAAGTGGCTATGCCTACTATGCGTCAAGGCTCTAAGACTCTGGGAACTATGGTAGCATTCGGTACAGGTGGAGAAGAAGGAGTTGGGTTTGACGGTATGGAAGAACTATTCTATCACCCTGACTCTTATGATTGCTTAGCCTTTGATAATGAGTGGGATGCAGGAGCTATGGGAACTAAGTGTGGGTACTTTGTTCCTATATATAACAACCTAGATGGGTTTATAGACGACGATGGTAACTCGCAGGTACAAGAAGCTAGAGAGCACGAAGAAGCACAAAGAGAGAAGAAGAAAGGGGCGAACGACCCTAAGGCTCTTGATCAGTATACAGCTGAGCATCCGTTCACTCCTCAAGAAGCTACTCTGCAAGTAACAGCTAACTTGTTTGATGTCACCTCACTCAAAGAGCAGTACAACAAGATTAAAGTTCATGATTTGCAGAACGAGGGTACAGCGGGGGTATTGTACTACAACAAAGACAAAGCCATAGCCTTTCGCCCATCCCCAGATGTAACCCCAGTATACAAGTTCCCGCACAGGAAAGGAGATAAAACAGAAGGGGCAGTAGTTATGTACGAGTCTCCGTATACAACCAAAGAAGGGGAAGTACCACACAACTTATACTTCCTGTGTCATGACCCGTACGCACAAGAGAAGTCTGGATCTAATGAATCACTCGGGGCAGCTTTTGTAATGAAGCGCCCTAACAATCTATCTAAACCTGACGACATAATAGTAGCAAGCTATGTTGGAAGACCCCAAACACAAGACGAGTACAACCGCAATCTATTTATGCTGGCTGAATACTACAACGCCAAGATTGGGTTCGAGAATGACCGTGGAGAGATCATTGCTTACGCCAAGAGATATCGCAAACTTCATAAACTACAGGAGGAGTTTGAGATGCTGGATAAGAAAGAGCTGAAATCTAAGAACGTTAGACGTCAGTATGGGATGCATATGACCGAGCAACGTAAGCGTCAAGGTGAGCTATATATAAGAGACTGGTTAATAACACCACGGCATACCGACGAAGACGGGAATACAACACTAAATTTGCACAGAATCTACGACCCAGCTCTACTTCAAGAGCTCATAAAGTTTAACCATAAAGGAAACTTTGATAGGGTCATGGCTTTCATGGTTGGAATGTACCATACCAGAGAGCTATATAATAAAGAGGTCGTTGAAATCCTCCAAGACGGTGCCGGTGATGAGTGGTTTGACCGTATATATCAATAATTTTGCAACACATGTATGGACAAGCTAATCTCCCTAAACAGCGTATCCCAAAGTCTCAGAAGACTAAGAAATGGAGGGAAGAGTGCGTTGAAGCATATATAGACCTGTCTAAGTTCGGGGTCAGTGAGCGCCGATCATACTTGAAGTCGCTGTATGATTACTACAACGGTGTCATCGACGAGCAAGACTACCGGTACGTGCTTAAGCCATACGGCAAGACAAGGAATAACTTCCCATCTAAGCTACGTAACTACCCTATCATCAAGCCTATCATAGACTTGCTGTTAGGAGAGAAAGCTAAGAGACCTCTCAACTATACTGTTACAGTAACTAACGCTGACAGTACATCCATCAAAGAGCAGGAAAAGCATGCTATGCTTATGCAGATGGCTAACCAGATGTTTGAGCAAAAGGTAGCTCCCCAAGAAGGAGTAGAGAAACCACCGATTCCTCAGCAAATAATGGAGGAGTTTGAGCGTACATATGTAGACAGCCGCGCACTGAAAGGTCAAGCTGCTATNAACTACATAATGCAGCAGCAGGAGATAAAGGATAAGNTGCACAAAGGGTTCTTCCACTACCTAGTAACAGGGGAAGTATACTCTCACAAAGGTGTGGTCAGGAATGAGACGTTCTATGATATCCTCAATCCTTTGGACATAGATTACGACAAAGACCCAGACCTAGAGTTCGTTGAAGATGGGGACTGGGCTATGGTACGTAAGTACGCTCACGCATCTACAGTCGTAGACATCTTCGGAGAGTCTTTGACTGATGAGCAGATACTAGAGCTTGAGAATCCACAGCAGACATCAGCTGACTCATACCTGTTGTACAGAGCTGAAGCCAACGGTAGTGATGAAAACATCTATCGTAATAGACTCATAGAGTGCATTACTGTATACTGGAAAAGCCGTAAGCGCATAGGTTTTGTAAGCTACCCAGACCCTATGACAGGGGTAACAGAAGAGATGGTGGTTGAAGAAGGGTTCAAGCTTCCTAAAGAGATGAAGGAGATGGGGGCTAAGATTAGATACGAGTGGGTTAATGAAGTGTGGGAAGGAACTCGGTTAGACGGGAGATTCTACATAGACATAAACCCTGTAGCTAATCAGCGCACATCCTTGGATAACCCGTCTAAGTGCAAGCTCCCGATCAATGGGCGTAAATACTCAGACATAAACTCTGACAACATCTCTCTTGTAAGTCTTGGGATCCCGTACCAGCTGAACTACAACATCTTCAAGTATCGTATGGAACTTGCTATAGCAAGATCTAAGGATATCATAGCTCAGTTTGACATCAACATGATTCCCAAGAAGTGGGACATGGATAAGTTTATGTACTTCGTAGAGGGTACAGGCATAGCATGGGTTGACTACAACAAGGAAGGTATACAGCTATCTCCTCAGCATCAGTCAGTTATGGATATGTCTATCAAGACTATAGGCCAATACTTACAGCTTCTTGAGTCCATACAGATGGAGTGGGAGAAGATATCTGGGGTAAACAGACAACGTCAAGGTGGGATAGGACCATACGAAGGCAAAGCTGCATCACAGCAAGCTATCGTACAGTCTAGCCACATCACTGAAGACCTGTTCCGCAAGTTCACAAGGTTTGAGCAACGTGAGATGCAAGGCTTACTTGACTACTCAAAAGAAGCTTGGGTTAATGGTAAGAAAGGCATGTATGTAATGCCTGACTCTACGATACAAATGTTTGACATATCATCCATGGAAATGATGGAGTCAGAGTTTGGGATCTTTATGTCTGACTCTGGGAGAGACCAAGACAAGCTCGAGCAGGCAAGAGCTATGGGTCAACAGATGGTACAGAACGGAGTACCTGCCTCTGCAGTACTGGATATGTTTGATACTGAGAACTTTATCGGACTTAAGGATAAGATTCAGAAAGCAGAGAAAGCTCAACAAGAGCTGCAACAAGCTCAGCAAGAAGCTCAAGAAAAGCAGCAGCAACAGCAGATGCAGATGGAGCAGCAGAAAATGCAGCAGGAAGAGCTTAGTAAAGACAAAGACCGTCAGGTTGAGATAGAGAAAGCTCTCATTAATGCAGAGTCTAAAGATCAAACTGGTAAGATGCAGCTTGATATGGAGAAGATGCTAAGAGACTTTGATATAAAAGAGCAAGAGCTAAAGCTCAAAGAGAAAGCGTTGTACAAGGAAGGTGATACTATTCCCAACGGAGAATGAATAACGAAAACCGTAGACGTATAATTAATAAGGCTAAAGCTGAGGGATATCAAGGCAGCTACGTAGACTTGTTTAAACAAGCTGCTCAAGACCCTACACTGATTGCTCAGACTCCAGAAGAAAAACAAGCTGGGCTAAGACCGCAACATGAAGCCGGGAGGACTGATGCATCTATGGCATTCACCGATGTCCCTCCTAATACCCCATTCAATACGGTCGGTATGAAAGCTCCGATTGATATTAAAAAGTATGACGAGCAGGGACACTTAGTCAAGTCATATGAAAATGTACCTCCCGGCCTCACTAATATAGATTCTGGTCCTAGGAACGGTACAGTACTTGAGTCTCCCGCGCGTATGCAGGAGGGTGGTCTGAAACCTATGACTTCAAAAACCTTCCCGTCTAATGCAGAGCGTGCTAAGAACATTAACTACGCTAAGCAAATAGATATGGCTGGTAGACTCAATGCAATTGGGGCTAACACCACCAACGAAGAGCTTGGGTTAGGAGCAGCTGATAGAGGCAAGTTACCTCTAGTCCCAAACCCACAGATGGAAGCAGCTATGAGCAATAAGAGAATAAAAGCTCAAGAAGGAGATTTTGTAACAGCAGGACCCACAGTCCCAGATTTCGTAGCTACAGGACCTAAAGTCAGAATAAACAGGGAAGAGTATCAATCCACTAAAGGAACAGGAGCTACAAGAACTGCAATGCAAAGAACTCCTGATGGGGAAATGGCTCCAAGCGTATTGCTTCCATCTGCAGAAGTGTATGACTCAGCAATTAATAGGATACCTGAAGACTATTCTCCTGAAACTAAAGCACTTGCAGAAGAAGGAGCTAGAGGTGTAGCAGAGCGACGTGGTCAAGCTGTTAATATAGGACTTGCTGCTGCGGGAGACTTCTTCACCACCGCACAGAGATATGGAGTGTCTGCTCCGCTAGCATTAGCTAGGGGCAAAACACCAAACCTAAGCGGCACCCCACTCCTTGACAGAGCTGTTGGTGCAGAAAGTCCTAATGCTTTCCCATCAGAAATATTAGGAATACAAAACCCATACGGGGCTATAGCTACAGACATACTAACTGACCCTATGTCTGCTTTTGCGTTAACTACGTTAGGAAAGCAAGGACTTAAGGCAGGGCGTAACTATGCCGCATTACGAAGATTTAAGTCTGAGGTAGACTGGGCAAAGTGGAACCCTGATACTCCTAACCATCCTAGCTTGATGGATGAGTACAAGCAGATAGAATTCCAAACTAAGAAAAGTGGGACTTGGATGAAGAATGCTGATGGATCAGCATACAAAGGTAGTCCTGAGCAATTCATACAAGAAAATAGCTCACACTTTAAAAAGGCATACCCCCTAGGTGCTAATAGGTTATATCATGGTACATGGAATAAATATACCCCTAGAGTCGAACCAACCGCACCAAATAAACTAGATTTTACCTTCACTGCAGATGAAGGTTTAGCTAGAAACTACATGGATTTGTATAGTGACGCCCATAAATGGTCCATTCCTCTTTCTACACCCCAAAATATAGCGACTCCTGTAGCAGGACGAGAAGTTGCAGCATTTAATCTGCTTCAACCTAAATCGCGTAACAAGTATTCAATTATAAGTCAAGGAGATGACTGGGGTGACGTGGTAATAGGAGGACGTGCTAAAGAAGATTTGCCTGGGTCCGTAGCGTTTCAAAAAACGCAAGCAGCTGCCCACAGAGCAAAAATAGCAGGAGGAGATGACAGTATTGTAAGGAAAAATCTTGTAACTAGAGCAGAAAACACAGCTGACCGGTACCAATATTGGCATGACTGGTATGATAAACTAGTGCACAGAACCCCATCAAAAGCACCCAACTTTGAAGCTGCACTAAAAAGCAATGATCAAGCAACCTCATTAGCGGGAGGCAAAACAGGTCTCGTAACAGATAAAATAGGTGAAGAAACAGTTAAAGAAGGACTTGATTACACAATCTTGTACGGCTTAAATGACGGGGGCATGTCTAAATACGTCAACATACACAACGCTAGACCAGGTAATTATTTAAAGTCTAGAATAGGTAATGTTGGGTTCTTTGACATGAACAATCCCGACGTATTTAAAGGCTTAGCTCCATTAGGAGTAGGAGCAGGCTTAATGAATAAAAGACAGGAAGGAGGATTTGCCCAAAAAAGAAGATCTGCCCAAAAAGGAAGTGTAGTAGACTATTTACTCCCTGCTCTAGAATCTAACAATCCTACACAGTTTGCTGATACTCAATTATCTAACCAAACTGAGAATATTAAAATACAGCAGGACAATCTTAGAGCTGAAGAACAAAGAGTTCAAGATGTGAGAAATAACGTTATCCCTACAGCTCAAAACCTTGCGGCTCTAAACAAAGATATTAAGGATGCTGGTTATTTCAGTGACTATTCGCCGCATAAAAAGCATTTCAACAAAATGCGGGACCCTGACACAAGTCCAAAAGAGTACAAACAGTTAGAGAAAGAAGCACAAGAAAAATACCCAGAACTGATAGAAGCTATTCCCGAGAATAATGTTATGATGATGAACAATCAGAAGTATGATGCAGACGATGAGCTGTACTGTACTCCTTATGGATGTTACACATATAAAAAAGCAGGTGCTAAAGATGTGCCAGAATATTCAGGGAACTTTGGATTTGTAGGAGGAGCAAATAAAGGAGAGAATCCTTTCCAGAAAATATCCGCAGATAAGGCGGTTTCAGGTGATGTAGGAATTATGTACGAGCATGTAGTAAATGACTACCGAGATGAAAGCAAAGGCATGTCACTTAGACCTCATCACACAGCTATACTAAGTGAGAAAACTGACGATCCTCAATTAATAAAAGCATATTCGGCTGTAAACGGAGAGCGGTTGAACTTCATGGAGGGGATGCTTAAAGCAGAAGACATAAAGGATAAAGCAGGTAATACCAAAGAAGGTAGATGGGATTACTACAGATATATAGGACAAACTCCTAGAATGCAGAGAAACCTTTCTGATTCAAAGCATAATCAAAAACAAGCTGACTTAGTGTCAAAAGCTTTGCAGAAGCAAGCTGAACTATCAGCAAACATGCCTAAAACGGAAAATATAAGTATGATTGACCGCAGAAGGGCTAGTAAAATAGAGTCAGAAAATAACAGTCAGGACATAGTAAAAAGCTTTGGAACTATTCCTGAAGTAAAAAAATCTAACAAGCAGAAAGTAGAACAGGCTGCTAATTCTGTGAAAGGAAAAATAGAAACTGCTAAACAAAGAAAAGCGAGAGTTAACGCAGTTCGCAAAAAAGCTAGAGCTCAAACAAAAGCAGTACGAAAAGGTCAGTGACATATAATAATGGACACTGTAAAAAATAATTTAATAAATGCAAACCCACTAACACTAAATACCTTTGTAAAATGGCAGACCCAAATGACAAACTAGACTTTGGCTCGATATCGTTTGACGACGTTATCGGCGACGGGGCCCCGGGCCTTGACGTAGCTGAAGAAACACCCCCTCAAGAAGTTGAGGAGAAAGAACCACTAAACTCAGAGTTAGAAGAAGACGTTAGAAAGTATGGAGATGAAGATGCTGATGATACAGATGATTATCAGCGCGAAGAAGAAGAGACGTACGTAGAAGATCAGCACGAAGACGGTGAAGACTTTGACGACGCTCCTATCTCCAGCCAAATATCCGAAGTATTAGGATATGAGCTTGAAAACGAATACGACGATACTGTCGAAGGTCTAACTGAGTATGTGAGAGATATATCACAGGAAGTTGCAGAGAATCAGATACAAGAACTGTTCGAGCAATTCCCTGAGGTTCAAAAGCATTTAGACTTTGTACTCGCAGGAGGAGAGTCTAACCAGTTCTTTGAAGCACACAACCCTCAGAACGACTTCAGTAACCTGGAGCTGAGTGAGAAGGATACCATGACCCAAAAGGCTGTACTGTCTCAGTACTTCCAATACAAAGGGCATGACCAAGCTTTCATTCAGGATATGCTCGATGACTACGAAGACAGCGGTAAGCTTTTTGATAAAGCTAACCTTGCAAAGTCATCTCTTGCTGAAGTTCAAGATCAACAACGTCAAGAGCTGTATCAACAGCAACTTGCAGAGTTTGAGCAAAGAGAAGCTGCGCAAGCAGAGTTCTGGGATGGAGTAGCTGATACACTAGAGCAAGGACGTGAATTTGCAGGGATTAAGATTCCTGACAGAGACAAGTCTACTTTCTTTGATTACATCTCTGCTCCTGTAGACGAAACTGGAAGAACCCAAAGAGATGCTGATTATTCAGAAGCTCCTATGGATATCAAGCTTGCACTGGATTACCTCATGTTCAGCGGGTTTCAACTAGAAGATATTATTTCTACGAAAGCTAAGACTGAAAGCGCACGCAATCTGCGTGAACGTATTGTCTCTAACCAAGAGAAAGTACGTAATGCTAAAGGTCAAAGCAGACGTAAACAAACAGCATTTGATCCAGACGATCTGGACATAAACGCGCTTTTTTAAGCAATCTTAATTTTAAATATAAACAATCATGGCTTTGATGCAAGTACTGAAAACGTACTATAACGATTCGCAGATGACCGACACTAACTCGTTGGTTAATGCGTTGATGGAGAAACCAGAAGAACTCTCCCCAATTATTACGCACTTGGCTGGACGTGAGGAAAAGAAGTTTCCACTTTCTTTTCTGACCGAAGGAGTTGGTAACACACGCTCGATTAATCGTTTTGAGTACGAGTACCGTGTTAAGACTCATGAAGTCAACGTTCGCCCTATTGTGTCCGTAAAAGGTTCCGGAACTAACGTGGGTGCTAATGGCACTACGTTTAAGGTGACCTTCCCTGACAAATGGTTCATTTTCCCATACACGCTTGTTTCCCAATCTGGTGAGCTCGCGCGTATCATGAAAGACCCTGAGCCTACTGGTGATGGATATGAATATACCTTGCAATTGGTTCGTCCCGGCTCTGCTGGAATGAGCGCTAGTGCTGGAGGCGATCTCGCTGCTGGTGCACTCTGGGGTATGTTGTATGCTAACGTTGGAATCGACTTCTCTAGAGGTAATGCTTCCAACTGGTCATCACCTGGCCTCGTTCGCTCCAAGATTGGAACGATCCGTAAGTCTTACCAGTTCTCTGGTAACGCTAAGGACTACGTTGCTGAGTTTAACCTCCCAACTAAGGAAGGCAGCTCTACCAAGCTTTGGATGGACTACGAAGAGTACCGTCACATGCTCAAGTTTAAAGAGGAGTGTGAGATGTACTATTGGTATGGACAGCGTACACACGATGACGCAGGTCGTACACAAATGACTGACGAGAATGGTCAGCCTGTTGTTTCCGGTCCTGGTTTGCTTGAGCAGATCATTAACAAGGATACTTATTCTACTCTCACTCAGAAGAAGATTGAGAATGTGATTGGTGACTTGTTCTACGGTATGACTGATGCTACTGATAAGCAGGTTACTCTGTATACAGGTGTTGGTGGTGCACGTGAGTTCGATAAGGCTCTGCGTAACTACTACGCTAACGGTGTTAGCTCTACTGGTATTACTGGTAGCGGTACTAACTCTTACCTCAGAACTACTGAGTCTAAGTTTATTACTGGAAGCGGTCGTAGCCTTGGTATCACTGGTTACTTCACTAGCTATGACCACNTTGATGGTCACACGGTAAACGTGGTGAAGTCTCCATTGTTTGACCATGGTCCTGTTGCTCAAGCGTCTAAGAAGCACCCTGAAAGTGGTCTCCCATTGGAGAGCTATCGCATGGTGTTTGTTGACCAGTCTAACTATGACGGTGAGAACAACCTTCAGATGATTAATAAGAAGGGTCGTGAGATGCTTCGTTGGGCTGTTGCTGGTTCTGTTGTACCCAAAGGGTTCAAGGAGTCAGACACACGCGCAAGTGATATAGACGGTGCTAGCGTGCACATGTTGAAGACAGCTGGTATCCTGCTCCGCAGATTCGATACTTCGCTCGATTTGACTTGCACTGCATCGTAATTTGGTGTTTGGTTTGCATAGGGGGAGGCTGCGACGTGTAGCTTCCCCCGTTGCACCAAATACAAAGAAGTTATTCTTAAACTAAAAAGAACATGCAAAACAAAAAAGTGTACATCAGACGTAAGGAGCTTAACGGCTACTTACCAAAAGACATCCTCGCAGGAGCTAGGATTTCTATCGGTTCAATTTATGTGGGCAGGCAACCTCTCAAAGGGTTCGAAGACGAAGAGTCTAAAAAGCATCTTAGAAGAATACTAGATGTTCCACCTGACCACCCAAACTGGGCTGGGGCCGAAAAAGAGTTTTGGTGCAATATGAGTCTTAAAGTTCCATTTGAAGGCGTAGAGCTTGATATCTCTATGGACGATAATGATGATGCTGTTAATCCTCAGGATTACGCAACTTTCCGTTGGTGCCAACGTCATAGACAAGTAGGTACTAGTAAGACTGACATGGAAACTTCACCTGGTAAGAAGTTCTACATCTATGATCCAGAAGAGGATTTGATTAAGTCTAACAACAAGATCAAGCTTAAGAAGGATGCAGACAAAGAGTTCATTAAGATCTCTTCTAATGTAGATAAGATGAAGAGAGTCTTGCGGGTACTCACAAAGCAGAACACGGACAAGCTCACACCTATGGAAATAGAAAATAGCTTGTATGGGGAAAAGGATAGAAACCCTGGAGTGTTTTTGAAAGTATCACTAGATAAGAATCTAGATGTGAGAGCTGAGATTGAGGAACTCGTTGAGAAAGGAGTTCTTAGAAAGATCGGTAATCAGATTATCCACGAAGACGAAACAATTGGGTCAGATATGACTGATGCAATCGTATATTTTAATAACAAGAAAAACTCTGGGGCATTGAATGCCATGAGAGCTAAGCTTAAAACACTAGCATGACAGTAGAGGAGATGCACATAGCAGTAAACTTGGGGGTGCAAAAGATTGCATCATTCCAAGCAGATAACATGCTCGCAGAAGAAATTGACTACGAGCTTAACACTGCTGTGCGCAGACTTATCTCCCAACGCTACAACATGCAAGGCAATAAGTATCGGCGGGGGTTTGAACAGTCTCAGAAGAGACTCGATGACCTCCGCCATCTTGTTGAAGACTATACTACACAGAACTCCAGCTATATGGGGATAGGGTATACGTCTAGAACTAATGGAAACATTGACATCTACAGATACAAGTTTCCGAACGACTACATGTTCCTTGTAAATGTGTTGTCAGAAGTAACCTACGATTGTAGGAAAGATCCTGTGCAAGTAGCTCAAGGTTACGTGTACAAAGATTATTTAAAGATATCCCTGACTGCTCCACAACCTGGGTACATGCTGCAAAGCATTGCTATACCTAATACGCAAGGAGTGCCAGAGATAGTCATATACGGCCAAGAAGGTTTGAGCTATGACTATTTGATAGGTCCGTACTACGGTGCTAACATCAACCCCAGTTTGTCTAACAACGATAGTTACACAGACAGGTACTTTGATACCGTAGCTACTGACTCACCACCCGCCGATGGTAATGAGCTTTATTTAGAGCGGATGTACCAACAAGAAGGGGATGGGTTTATTCCAATAGATGGTCAAGCGATGTCTGACCAAACTACTGAGGAAATAAATCCAGAAGACTATAATGGAGCTTATGCTGTACTTACTTGGGTAAACCCAAGCACTCTGCAAACGTTAGAGCAAATAAGTAACATAGCTCCTACGACTACATACATCGAGACTAGGATAGCTAATTATAATTTCCCTGCTCCACCGCAGGTAAGAATATCAAGAACAAATTGCAAGTTTTCTCAGCAAGACGATATCTATGCAATTCTTGATGACCCATTTAATAGCACTTCCCCTACAGGAATATTGTATACAGTTCAGGAAACTTTCTTAGATTTGTATACCAATAATACTTTTATACCTAACTCGGTACAAATTAAATACATTCGTAAACCTGCAGCCATATCAAGGAGGTTTGGGGTAGGATGCGAACTGCCAGAACATACGCACCACGAGGTCGTAGAAATGGCAGTGAAAAGTATCTTGGAAGGCTTCGAGTCTCCTAGATATCAAACACAATCTAGGGAAGTCCTAGAGAGTGAATAATTATTAATGTCTTTAAACTTTAAATTATGAGACAAGTTTTTTTTAAGAATGTAGCAGCTCTTCAAGTAGCAGGTGCTGCTGGAGCTGACAGATTCACGGATCTCGGCTCTGGTGAGCTTGGATTCTGGAATATAGATGCTGCAACTGGAGGTGCATGGTTTGGTAGTGCTTTGTTCCAAAGTTTGGTTGATGATGGTAGTGGAACTGGTGTAGCGGTTGCGAAGGCACTGCCTTTGTTCCGTAACTTTCAGATTGCACAAGGATTTGCTACTAACAATCCTATTGCTACTCCAATTATCAATGCTGCAAACCTCGTAAGAGTTACTGCAGCTGGATATCAGGCGAGTACTTTGCACAAGATGAGAGTTACTCCCACTAATGCTGATGCTGGCAATAACATCTCTTTGAGGTTTGTTATGCGGAACACTCCGACTGACTACGTTAGCTATGTAAACAATGAGGTTACTATTGCAGACTTGAGCGGTGCCGGTTATCAGTTCCCACTGGGTCAGTTCAATACGACTAACCACAAGTTGTTGAATCTTGCTGTTGCTAAAGGTGC